CTCCACCTCCACCGCCAGTGTCTCCACCTCCACCGCTAGTGTTAGGTGTGCACGTAAATGTAGGCGTACTTGAGCCAGAAGGATAACTTCCGCAACTTGAGTATGTTCCAAGACCACCATTACAAGAAGATGTAGAGGGAGATGCTTGTGTACAAACGTTATTTACATAAGTTCCCGCGCACCCGGTTCCAGGCATTGTGCAAGGTCCGGTAAGTGTTGTGGTTGTGGTTTGAGTAACTGTTGTTGTAGTGACCACCGGTGCGGTAGATGTACATGGTGGGAAAGCCGTATTGAACGCATCACTGCCGCCATATTTTCCAAAAGTACAAACTGTTTTGTACCCGGCACCTGACGCAGTTTGGTCAGTAGTAGCTACTAGAGTTGTGCAGTTTCCTACCCCAACTCCGTTTTGAGAAGTAGTGCAGTAGTACTTAGGTGTAGTGTCTGCGCAGTTACAGTTAGAGTCATACGCGTAAGGGTAGCCTGATCCGCAAGGATTTCCAGGAACGCAAATTCTGTAGGCAGCTGTGCCTGGAGATGGAGCTGTTGAATAGCATGCTGGGCAGTGCGCCTGGTCACCATCGTATTCGACAACGGAACAGGCGGTATTTAGGATAGAAGTTCCGACTCCAGTTGAGCCACAAGGAGCAATAGTTGAAATGCAAGGGTCGTCTGGCTGTGAAAAATACTGATAACTACACTGACCAACTCCGGCGCCTTGATAGCTTGTAGTGCACCCCCAAAAAGTCTGTGCGTTAATGCAAGTCCAACCAACGTTAGGTGCTGCTGGGTACGGAGAGCATCCGTTGTAGTAGACCACGTTTCTGATAGCTACTAGGCAGTCTGGTTGCTGTGTGTAGAGGGCGGCCTCAGCAGCGGACGAGGTTACCTCTGGAACGGTTGCGATCTCCATGCAAGGTACGCATCCATTTTTACAAATCCACGAAAAGCCTGATGGACATTTAGAGTTAGCAACTTGTGCTTCGTTGCAATTTGATGCAGCGTTACCTGGAGTTAGCGAAACGTCGTACTCGTCACCCTCAATGTTGTTGTGAGAGTCGTATCCAACTAACCTAAACTCATAGGTTGTGTTTGAAATTAAATTAGCAAATGTATAGTTATTACTGTCTGAGTAAACTGTTGTCTGAAGCGCGCCGTTTAAGTACATTCTTACGCTGTCGCTGTTGATTCCAAGCTGCCACAAGAATGTTGCAGAGGTATTTCCCGTGCTGTAATTAAGAACATACGGAGAAGACGGGCGAGTTGGTGGAGCAGCAAAATCTACAGGAGCAGGGGAAGAGCCGCCAGAAGACCAGGTTTTCCATGAGCCATTGACTTTTGAATAGCCCGAAGACACGGACTTCCAACTGCCGTTGACTTTTACATAGATGGCGTTAGCTGTTTTCCAGCTGCCATTAACCTTGACCTGCTCTGACACTTAAAGCTCCTATCAAGGGGTATAGACGAGCCAGATATCTCCTTCTTGACCCTGCGAGCTTGTTGGGGTCGAGGTAGAGACATAGATATTGCGCTGTCCGCTAGTGTTGATGGCCTGAATTGTTGGACCATAAACTTTCTGTGCCATTATGCTGCCTCGAATCCACTTGCCATAATATTGATAGATGCGCCTGAGCTAGCTGAGGCGTAAATCTGGTCATTTGTATTAAGCACTTGGTTAAGATCGAATGTAAGAGTAGAGTTTGATGAAACCGCAATGTTAGGGAACATCAAGTTTGAGTTTGTAGCTGTTCCGCCAGAAGGAACTAGGTAGATGCTTACTCCAACGGTCTGACCGGAGGTGTTAGATATAACCAACTGCTTTAGGGCGGTTGTTGTGCTCGAAGGCACACTGTAATAAAGAGTAGACGTAGTTGTAAGCGTCTGTGGCGCGATTAGGCGCTTTAGATTGTAGGAAACTGACATGTGGTGCCTCTCTAGTTAAGGTGTTCTCCGCGGACACCTTTGCCTGGTTTATCATAAACAAAAATGCTTGGCTTTTCTTTAGAAGCGGCTTTTCTGACCGGCTTCTTTGCCACTTTCTTTACTTTCTTCTTCACACGTTCCATCGATTTGACTCCTTAGCGTGTGTATCTGCGCCTTTTATTACTCCGTTAGCTCTGGTGAGAGCGTCTCTAAAATCTCTATCCCTGGTTGAACTGGGGGTCTGTGATTCTGCTTGGCTGGACACTTTGCACCTCCGGACTATTCAAGAAAGCGGCTTTAGCTGCTGGGTTATTTGACATAACTGTGCTTGGACGATTTTTATTACTTGTAGCCGTTGTTGGATTCAAATCTTTTTCTGCGCCTAGCGCCTTCATACTTGAGCGAGTATTGGTAGTTCCAGCAAAACGTCCAGACTTCATATCTGACCAAGAAACCTTGTTTCCAGCAATACTAGCTGAGCTCTTTCCAGGCTTTGAAGGTCCTGAGAAAAATACTTGACGATTTGCCGTTTCAAGTGCTGGGTTTGGTCCTGAGTTAATTTGACCAAATTGCTTTGACTTAGGGGCCTCAATAGCTTTAGGTGGAGCTGCAATAGCTCTACGACCTCCGCCAGAGATTGAATTAGGAATTACTTCAGCATCAATAATTTCTGGTTCTGGAGCTGGCAACCCTTTAGGGCTAGATTCAACAATCTCTCCCTCTTCAACGTTACTGCCAGTAACTTTGTCTTCAGAAGATCGGCCACGCTCTTTATAAGGAGGTTCCCACTTTGAGGATTTACCTTTGACTTCTTTCCAGACTCTTTCTTTCTGAAGGCCAATTTTGCCCCCAGTAGGGATTCCAGAAAACCCCATAACACTTGAAGAGCTTCCTGGATTGTAAGTAAGTCCAGTAATCCTCTTCTTGCCTTCAAAGACTTTGCTAACTTCTACTTTCTTTTTTTGGTACGGGACATTAACCTTGCGGGTTTCTGTCTTGTACTTAGTCCCACTTGAGGGACTATTCGGAAAAGAGAAGGTTGCCATACTGTAATTATGAAGTAAGGCTCCCGGATAAAACTGCTAAAAGCTCCCAGACATGGATTCGAACCACAACTAACTGCTCCAGAGGCAGCTGTCCTACCGTTAGACGATCTGGGAATGGAGCGGTTGGCGAGGCTCGAACTCGTGACCTGTACCTTGGCAAGGTACCGCTCTACCAACTGAGCTACAACCGCTTGGCTGGCCCGCCTGGGCTCGAACCAGGGACATTTCGATTAACAGTCGAATGCTCTGCCAACTGAGCTACGGGCCATTAGGTTACGCCTCTAAAGCGTCCCTTTCGTTAATGAGTCGGTTTAATGTTTGCTCATTAATCGCCATCTCATTTTCTAAAAACTTGACTTCACTCTCAGACAATGTCTCACGGTTTTCGTCAAGCGCTTTTGTCATTTCGGCAAGCATTCGGGTAGCAATCTCAACTTGAGTAATCCGACGCTTAAGCATAAAGTCTTTATGCTCTTGTAGACGAGCTGCCTTCTTTTCTTGTGTCTTTGACATGTCGTTATGATCCCATCAAATAACCGATTAATTGTTGCTTAAAGTGCTCTCTACCACGACTAAATGCGGCTTCGGTATCTGCTTTTACTTCTGGAGTAAGTTGCAACAATTCATACTTTTTTCTATATTCTCGGGCTTGGGTTTCCCAATGCTCACGAGCTTGTCTAGATACTTCAAGCGCGCTTTCTAGATCAGCAATCATCTCTAGATTTTTGCGATAACGTTTGCGGAGTACAAGGGGTAGATTCATACGAGAACTATACACACCCCGGTATTTTAAACAAGTGCTCCTCGTAGGATTTGAACCTACACTGGCCAGTTCCTAAAACTGGTGCCTCTACCGTTGGGCTAGAGAAGCTGGTTGCGGGAGTGGGATTTGAACCCACGACCTAGAGCTTATGAGGCTCCCGAGCTTCCGAGCTGCTCTATCCCGCAATAAGTGACCTCCCTGGTGCGCTTTGAGTAGAGGCGTGGGAGGTGCTGTAAGATAAGGATAGCACCGTCTCTAGGAGTCGAACCCAGGCTAGTGAGGTTGGAGCTCACTGTGCTACCGTAACACTTAGACGATAAGTATCAACCGCGCCATCCGTTTTTACGGCGAATATGACCGTTGACTCTGTTCCCTAGATGATCGCTAGTAGGGCGTTTTCGACGACGCTTATCTACCACCACGCCACCCTTGTTGGATTCGGGACAGTTGTACTCAACGAGAGGTCGAAGTCTAGTTGAGCCCTGAGCCCCCTATCTGATTTGAACAGATGACCGCCCGCTTACAAGGCGGGTGCTCTACCACTGAGCTAAGGAGGCGTTGAGCCGTTTTACTTCATGCTCAGGAAGGCGTTGTTACGCACCAGACCTAGCTGGCTGGGCGTCGAAGCCCTTGGTAACCAGTAGGAACTTTTGTATTAGTTTACTTGATTTTGATTACCTTTGGCTTAAGTTCCTCAGGAAGTTCGCGCTTAACCTTGATGGTCAAAAGACCGTCTTTAAGATCAGCTGATTTTACTTCCATGAACTCTCCGAGCACGAACTGCTGGGACCAGGAGCGTTCGGCAATTCCTTGATGGATTACCACGTCCTTAGTCTTTTCGGCTTCGGTAATTGACTTGACCGTAAGCATGTCCTTCTCTACCGTGATTTCGATATCTTCACGTGTGTAACCGGCCACAGCCAACTCTACAGTGTAGTTATTTTCATCTACGCGGATTAGGTTGTAAGGTGGGAACGATGTTGGCTTACGATTGATAGTTGCCCACTGACTCCAGCGCTCTACTTGGTCGTTAAACCCAATAAAGAATTGGTCACTAAAAAGCGACGGAAGGGTAATAACCGTTGAAGTTGGTGTGGTTTTTGGGCGTTCTTTTGGCCAAGGGTCGCGAATGCCCCATTGGTCTTTGCCGTGTGGATTTGGAATTGGATAGCCTGATGCCATTTTATATCTCCTTAGACGATATAAGTAAATTAGACGGCCCCCGATTGGCGAGCCGTCTAATTAGACTATCAAGTGCAATTACTCAAATGTTCCTAAGCGTGATTAAAAATTTCCTGCCAAGTCTTAGGTCCGATGATGCCATTAGGGTCTAACTCGTGGTTAGCTGTTTGAACTGCAATAACAGCCTTCTTTGTAGCCGGGCCATATTGACCGTCTGCGTCTAAACCAAGAACCATCTGGATCAGCTTAACGTTGTCGTTTGTATCACCAGGATTGATTGTTCCAGGGAAACCTGGAGCTGGCTTTGGAGCAGGCGGGGTAGCAGGATGGGAGTTAGCTGCAGCGCCAGCATAGGCTGGACGACCAAAGCCAACTACTGTTGACCAAAGATGTCGTTTGTTATCTGGTCGAAATCCTCGAACGTTAGAGGCAACTTCTCCGCCGTTGTTAGGACTTCCTGCAGGGCGCTTGTCAGGGCTGGTGTTGCCCTCAACTGTGGTGATTGTTCCATCGCCATTGTCCTTAAGTACTACGCCTACGTGCTGGATTGGACTTGAAGGAAGCGCATTAGGGATAAATGAGAAGTAGATCAAGTCACCTGGTTGTGGATGCGCGGTAGCTGCATCCGCCCAAGTTCCAGCCTTCTTAAATGCAGCAGCGCCATTAGGTGTGTAAACAGTATCTGGAATTGTTACTCCAGCCTGCTTAGCGCACCACATCATGAAGCTTCCGCACCATGCTTGGAAGTTATGACCTGTAAAAGCGCCGTAATCTGTCTCGTTATCTTTTGGTCCTTCGATAACACCGACCTGTGACAAAGCTACTTCTAGGAAACGTGCTGCTGTTCCTTGAGCGTTAGCTCCTACTGGTGGTACTGGTTTTGCTGATGCCATTGTTACTCCTAGTTATAGTTTGGGTCTACTGCTGCTGGAGCAGCTGGAGTAGCATCTACAGCAGGAGCTGCAGCTGCTGGAGTAGAGTCTACAGCAGGAGCTGCAGTTGTTTGTGTTGGGATAGCTGAAGCTACAGTTTTGCTTCCATCTGCGTTGATAACAATTGCTTCGCCATTTTGACGAGCTTCTACAGCAAGGTCAGCTGCTGTTGTAGCCTTAGTGTCAATTGAAGCAAACGCTGCATTAATTTCGTCCATGCTGAGCTTGCCGTCATCCATAAAGCCGCGAGCAAGTTTTTCAACCACAGCTGCTACAGCTGTGATGCCGGCAACGCTCATTGCCTTAACTGTTGAGATGCCTGCTACAGCACCGGCACCAATAACGCCAAGAGCGCTTGCGGTAAAAGCTGCGACAATGCGCATAAGCACATTGAAGAAAAGCTTGTACGTGTTAATTAGTTTTATCATCCTGTGTTTCCTTTGGGTTTCTTAGTCGATATGTGGTTAACCACATAAAGATTGCGATTAATGTTGCGTCACCTACGACAGTTTTTGCGGAACCTGTTAGAACTAGCCATGCTGAGAAAAGACCAACAAAGGTCCAAGTCTGGTTAGCTAAGTCTCTTAGAAGACCTTTCATCCGTTCCTCCTCCTGAAACGTGCAATCTGGCCAGCCACAAATGTGATGACCAAAATCTTTTTAGCTTTTTTACGAGTAATGGGAGACATATCGTTTCCGATGTTGGCCATCGCAACAAAAGCTTGATTCACAGCTTGTACGCCAGGCACAGACGCTAAAGCTCCAGTAACCGGTGTGAGTGCTACTGGTACAGCGATGTCGGGTGCGTTAAAGGTTGTTCCGCCGGGTTGTCCAATAAAAGTGGCTGAAGTGGTGATAGCGTCGGGCGGAATAGGTAGACCAGAACCAGGTGGCGGAGCTGGAGGCGTTAATTTGCCGTCTTCTCCTACAACCTGAGGTGCAGATTTAGTACCAAAGAATTGTATGCCACCATTCTCTACTCCCGCTTGGTCAACCTGTACGTGAGGTACAAGGACGCTAGCTGGCGCTTCTTTTGGTGTAGTATCCGATAAAGAATTTGGGCTATCTTGAATTAGCCCAGGAGCAGGAGCTTCTGATGGTATTGATGGTGATGGGGCTGGGTCTGGCTGTGGCTGGACTGGCGGCGTGGAAGGAGGCACGGGTGCAGGACTTGGAGTCACTTGCGTGGTTGATCCTTGGTCTGACGGTGCCGATGGCGTTGTTGGTGTTTGTTGTTGGTCTGATTGGGAAGGGGAAGTAGATGGATCAGGAGCGCCTTGAGCATTTGAAGAAGTTGAGGGATCAGGCGAAGGAACAGCTGGATCTGGCGTTGGCGCAGGGGCCGGCTGCGGATCCGAAGGTTGAGGTTGAGGCTGAGGCTGCGCTTCGTCAGTTCCTGAAGGAGATGCTGCAGGAGCCTGAGGTTCGCTCGGACTTGCAGGAGAAGGTAAAGCAGATGTCTGAGAATCAGAAGGCGACGGAGTAGATGCGGAAGAAGATTGCGATTGCTGTGCTTGGGCTTGCTGCGCTGCTAGGGCTGCTGCAGCTTGTGCAGCGGCTGCAGCATCGGCAGCGGCTTTAGCAGCAGCATCTTGCTGAGCCTTTAAGTCAATAGCAGCTACAACAGCATCTGTACTGGTCTGTATTGTTTGAACCGCCGTTGCAGCAGTGGCTGTAGCGGTGTCCACCAAAGCCGAAGCTACGCTGATTTGCGAAACTAGCGTTGTTTGAATTGAATTAACTGTAGATGTGGCTTGAGAAGCCGCATCTCTAGCAGATTGTAGGTCTGCTTTAGCAGAATCCAAATCAGATTGAGCTTGTGCTTGAGTTGCTTGTGCAGACTGAACAGCGGCATTGGCTGCATCTGAAGCCGCCTGAAGTTGAGTCAAAGTAGCTTGGTCTGTTGTCAAGTTTGTTTGAGCATCCGCTAATGCTTGAGCCGCGTCCGCAGCAGCTTGTTGAGCGGTTGTTAGGTTTTGCGTATCTGTTGTTAGGTTTTGCTGCAGGACTGTTAGGTTTTGAGTCTGGGTTGTTAGGTTTTGGGTATCAGAACTTAATACTTGTGTGAGGTTTTGAACTTGAGCTGCGTTTGACCCAACAGTGTTAAATGCAGAAGTTGGGACAGGAACCCAACCATTACCCACGTTCCATTGAAGCTGTGAAACAGCCCCTCCGCCGTTTTCGTAATACCACGCCAAGATATCCTGAGTTTGCTGTTGAGTGAAGTTCACAGACCCAGCGCCAGAGTAAGTTGGCCCCTGGTCTCTCCATTGGTTGATGACAAGAATATTATTAATGTAAAGCTTAAAGCCATCATCAGAATATGAACGGAAGTATACGACCTGTGGAGTTGGCGCAGTGACTGTTCCTGTGTATTGAACAACAACGTGATCAGCGTTTGCCCCCATTACTGACCCGCTACCCCAGTTAGCGTTAATTTGAGAAACGGTTCCCTGAGTAGCAGGGGTCATAGATGAAGTAGGAAGTGCCGGAGACGACCCGTTACCGGTGTTATAGGCCTTATAAGTAAGCCCTTGTGTAGCGGAATTGTTTGCTTGAGCTGTTGCCAAAGCGGTTTGGTCAGCGGCTACTGTTGATTGAGCATCGGAGACTACTGGAGTCTGAGCGTCTACAGCCGCTTGGTCAGAAGTAACAGTTGCTTGACTAGAGGACACTACAGCGTTTGCTGAATCTGAAGACGATTGAGCAGAAGCTACATTAGTAACGTCCTGCGTTACTACTACGGTTTGGTTAGTAACGGCCTGAGCTGCTGCATCTGCTGAGGTTTGAGCCGTGACTGTAGCTGCTTGAGCTACGTCTAGAGCTACGGTTTTATCTGCTGCCGCAACCGTGGCTGAGTCCACAGAGGATTGAGCAACAGACTGAGCGTCTAAAGCAGGCTGTAGGGAATTGGCGGTAGAGGAAGCCGCTGCTATGGCAGCGGTAGCGTCTTGATTTGCTTGGTCAGAAGCTTGGACCGCTTGATTAACATAAGTAACAGCATCCTGAACACCGGGAAGGGCTACCACAGCAGCCACAGCCTCTGGATCGTTTGACCCTATCTTTCCAAAAAGAGTAGTATTTGCGCTATCTATGGCAGACGTTACGGTAGAACCGTCAACAGTAACTTGGCTTGAAAGGGCGTTTAATTGTGAAACAGCTGATTGGCTATCTATTGGTGGTTGCTGTGGGTCTTGTGTCTGCACGACAGGCGCGACAGGCGGTTGGTTTGATTCTAAAGAGGAAGTCGAAGTAGATGGAGAAGTGGTCGATTCTGTGGTTCCTGATACCTGTGATGGCGTTGGTTCTACCACTGACGGTACTGGTGTGGGTGTGAATGATGGTGAAAGTTGTGACCCACTTGTCCCGTCAGTTGTTGAAGATACTGAAGGGCTACTAACAGATGCTTCAAGCGGTTGAGCTACTTGCAGTGTTGACGGGTCTGTTGTCTGTTGCTGGGTATTTAGCGTATCTTGAGATACGGGCGCAGAAGATTCATCTGCGTGAGCAGGAGACATCGAGAGCAAAGCGCCAGCAGCGCCCGCCCCAAGAATAAGTGTGATTCGTTTTGAGTATCCAGATAGTGCTGCGAATGTGCGCAGATTACTAATCTTTGTCTCCCCCTAAGAGCAATTACTCTTTATTTTACGGGAGTACTTCAATTATGGCTGGATAAAGCCATTCGGATCATAGATGGTTACAGCTTTAACTTGAAACTGTGACGATTTCTCTTTTGCATGATGTCCGCAAAACATAAGTTCACCTGTAAGAAAGGTAACAATAACCTGAGCAGCTGCGCTGCAAGAGTCGCAACGATCAGTTGCTAGTAGTTCCCTGCTTTCAAGCGTTGTTGCGGTCATTACATGCTCCCACCACTCGTCGCGCCGCTACCTGCGGCTGCGCCTCCATCAGATGACCCAGCAGTTGATGCACCTTCTGCAGCTTCTGCTGTTGCGGTTTCCTGAGATTCTTGCGAAGAATTTACCTCATTAGGACCATTATTACCTAATCCATACGCCGGAGTCGTAGTTAAACCAACTCCACCGACCATTAAATAATTCCCGCCGTACATACCATAGCCAAGCTGTGGGTGCTTTTTTCTTTTCATGCTTTTTCCGCCTTTACGCCTTCGTGTCTAAACATCTTACGATTTTTATTTTTATCGTCGTATGCTTTTTTTACGTTGTACTTAGGCGCAATTTCTTTTTCAAACTCGCGCTTTTTAACATTTTTATCTTTTTCTTTAACATCTCCGCGTGGACGCATGTGAACAGACGCAGCGTGGACATGATGTTTCTTTAGCCAATCATCTGTCTCTTTGCGGTATGAGGCTGACCGGGCAGTCATGATTACTACATCTTCGCCCTTTTTCTCAGCTTTCTTAAGCTTCTTCATGTTCTTGTGAATTACTGGGGCTTCTTCTGCCTCTTTAGCAAATCCTTCATGGCGATGCTTGTGGTGCTTTTTGTACTTTTTGACATTAGCAAGGGTGCCATCAAGGTCAAAAACAACAGCTTTATGCTTCTTGCTCAAGATGCTTCTCCTCACATGATCTAGCTAAACTGGTAACAACATACGACTTGCCGCACAGCTCACAAGTCCAAGGGTCTTTTCTACTTTTCGTTTTCTTTCTTCCCTGCTCGGCGCTTATTTTCCTTGGCAGTATTCTTGCCATGTTTTAAAGCTCGCAGGTTGCCTTTAGAGTCATTGCTGTGATTGTTGTCTTTATGGTCTACATCTGTGCCACGAGGAAGTTTGCCGTTTTTTGATTCATAATCAGCACGAGCTTTGTTCTTGGAAGTGGTTACCCACTTACCTCCAACCTTCTTCTTGTAAACATAAATAGGGCGTCCGCCATTAGCGTCAGAGCCCTTGTATGGGCCAAACTTCTTAGTCTCTGACATTATTTTTTAGCCTTCTTCTCTGGAACACAGTTGGGAACTTGCTTGCCATCTTTTTCTTTCATACCGAACTGTCGGTAGTTTGCCCAACATGGGGAAGCCATTAGCAATCCCACTTTCTTAATGATAGAGCCTTACGGGTTGGTTTACCGTTCTTTTCCATAGGACCAGGCATGCCACCCATACGCGCACAGAACGACTTACGACGAGCTGCAGCTTTAGGGGACTTCTTTGCCTGCTTTGAAGATACCGGTGGCTTTAGGTTGTGACCTTCTGCTTTAGCAGACGCACGGCCCTTGGCGTTTAGTCCGCCTTCAGGGTTCTTACCTTCTTTACGTTGCCAGGCTGGTGATTTAGCCATTTCTTTCCAACTCTCTGATTACGCACACACAAGGACATGTGTCTTGATCGCAAACTCCGTGGTCTAGCTTATGGTTGCACTTTGGGCAAATCTTTTCCCATTCGCTCATATTGACCACCATTCACCGCTTTTGGCGTTAGGGTTGGCTAATTTCCACTCCCTATACAGCCTATTTTCTGTATCCCAGTCTATCCAATGAGTGGGTTTACCACAGTCGGGACAGGTTCCAGGACCAACATTTTCTGTAACATGCCGGCAAAGACTATTATCCATTTTCCTTATGCCAGTCTTTTACGGCGTCTTCTGCTGCTTTTAAGCTGTGTACATTTGGCAAAGTGTAAGTGCCATCACCATTTGGGTGGTGAACTTTAAACTTACCGTCGTGCTCGTCGACAACGTGAGTTTCGCCATCTACTTTGAACTGAAGTTTGTTAGGTTTCATCCGTTGTAATCCCTCTGCGCTCTCAAGAATTGATTTGACCCACGTGTGCGGATAATTCCTTCATCACTAATTTTAGCGCGCTTAGGTTCTTCTGAATAAGCGCAACCCATAGCATCTGGATGAAAAGTCATGGCTTTTCCTGTAGTAGTGCGAACTGTGTGAGCCGGGCCTTTAATTGGCTTTCCGCAGCTTCCGCACAGATTTAGTTGAGAACCTTTAGCCTTCATAGTGGAAGTTCCAAAGCGGCATCCACGGCATCATCAATATTGTAAGTGGGTTCATGATCACACCTACCGCACTGCAAGCACATTACTTTTCCCTTCTTGGGGCTTTCTTAATTACGTCTGAAGCTGCTGGTGAGGCAGAGTAGCGTCCATATGCTCCTCTACGACCATTAAAGATTCCAGGAGTGTTCATGCGAAGAGATGAAGCAACTTGTGCAGTCTTCTTCTTTTTAACTGGTTTTCCTTTTGGCAAGTCTTGAGAGACTGCCTCTTTGCCTAAAGCGCGTTCAGCTTTAGTTCTGCCAGTAGCCGGGTTGTATGCTGGCTTCTTCATTAGCGCTTTTTCTTTTTGCTGTAGTACTCGCGCAAAGACTTACCTGGAAGCCTAACAATCTTCTCTTTATTGTAATTAGGCATATTTGGAACGTAATTCATAGCCTGATGTTTCATAGGCTCGTCGCCAGGTGTGCGATACTCAGAGTACTCTGGACGATCATCATCTGTGGATTCAGTAAAGAACTGGCCTGATGTGGGTTTCATAGGTACTCCGGATTAGGAAATGGGTTGCCTGGTTCGTATTCTGTATTGCCTTTAGCAATACTATCAGTCTCTTTATCAAGAATGGTGTTTGGATTAGCCTGCATATAAGGCTTGAGTTTTTTATAAGCTCTGTGCTTATTGATGTCAGTTACAGACTGCTCACCAGGTTTTAATTGGTTTTTCTTAGGAAGCATAGCAAGGCCTACTCTTCCTTAGCTTTTCCTTTAAACTGCTGACCTTCAGATTGAGACTTATCTCCGTGAGCTGGTTTACCCTGACTACGGTTTAAGCTCTCTTGTTTAAATCCTGGTTTTCTAATTCCCCAGCTTACGTAGTCGGCGCGAGCACTTCCGCGCTTAGGGCGCTCTGACTGCCATTTACGAACATCAGTAGCTGGTTGCCAATCAGTTTCACGTTCTAGCTTAGAAACTCCACGATAAGAGCGGGCAGCTTGGCGCTCGCGATTAACGTTGCTCTCAGACCACTGACCCATAGTTCTAGTGTTCTTCTCACCGCGTCCTGGCATACGAGACTTGTGAACATTGCTGGTCATCTGTTCTGCAATGTGCATTTGTGATTCTGGGGTGTTGGCGGTATTGCCCAAGCGATCAGGGGTTGAGACGCGCTTAGAGAAGCTCTCCGCGCTTACTCCACCTTTAGCAGCGTGAGAAGATGCGGACTCGTGCACCTTGAAAGGTTTTGCCTTACCGGAAGCTTTCTTAGGCTTCTGGGCAGCTACAGCTTTCTTGGTGGCTCTTTTAGCAGCGGACTCCGCGCTAGTGACCTTGGGTTTAGATGACTTTGCCATAGTGTTAGTTTCTCAGACTATTGGCTTTGGCGAATGTTAAATTCCAAATGAGCCTCATTTAAGAGGGGGGAAATCAGCTTACGGCTGGCGCTCAGATGCTTTTGGAGGAAGTGGTCGACGATTATCTGCTCGTCATGCAGAGCAGGAAGGCAGCCGTTGTTGTAGTCAAGCTTTATGACACGGCAAAGTCGACCTATGTGGTCTTCGCGTTCGCCCTGTTCCAGGAGCCACACCATGAATAGCATGGCATAAAGTATGGACTACTCGTCTTCCTCAGGTGGTACAAACTCGCTTAGAGGGGTGCGTTCTACATCAATACCTGTGATGCCCTCGATTGGAGTCGAGTGAACCACAAGGGTTAGCTGAACCCTGTCTTCTTGGGCATATTTCTCTAGGTGGTCTTCCATGTTAATGATCTCGGGGTCGTCTATGGACTCATATTTGTAGTAGCCCTCTTCGGCACGTTCCCAGCGATAACCGCAGCAATCGCAGTCAACGTCCACCAATTCGCCGGTTTCTTCATCCAAGTCTTTGCCATCGAAGTAGATGTCCTGCAGAGCAAGCTCATTAGCCTGCTCTGCGGAATCTGCCTCTACGATGTAAATAATGGCGGGGCCAGTGAAGGTGCCTCCGGTGTTATTTTGACGGTAGAGATAAAAACTCACTTCTTTTTAGCCTTCTTCTTATCAGTCTTCCATTTAGCTACAACAGGCTTCTTCTTTGCAGGAGCCTTCTTAGCAACCTTCTTGACGACCTTCTTAGCTGCTTTTTTAGCAGCAGACTTCTTAGCAGCCTTCTTGACCTTCTTTTTTTCCTTTGGAGCATGCTCACAGAAAGTCATGTGGTTAAGAACCTGAATCTTCCAGCTCATGCTGGTGAAAGAACCAGTATATGGAGAATGGATCTCTACACCGAAGTCGCAGCCATCATGTGGGCACTCCAACATCGCGTAGTCTTTGCGGTCCCAAAACTTCCAAGAAGGGGACTTTCGGTACCAACCCTTTTCTTCGCGCTTACTCGGATACTTCTTCTGTTCCATTGTCATGCCCTTCATCTAAGTGTTCGGTGTCGTAAGTAATCCTAAAGATATCTGAGTAAGAACTACGATAATGGGGAGGAGAAAAGTCTATATGACCAAATCCTCTATTAGGCTCTACTGGTGGAAGATTTGAAAGATATTTTTGATACGCATTCCAAGCTCGCCAAGCAATAAAGAGAATTAAAAGCAGAAACAGCTGAAAACCTAATCCCATTAGCAGCACCTATCCACGTGTTTAGCCGACCAGTCATGTAACCACTCCCAAAACTTCTCATTAATTCGCTTCCGCCGGGGGGTTAGCTTTACACCATTGATCTCGCCACCAAAGATTGAGTACCCGCCCATTGCCGTTTCACGACCGAAATCGAGCGGTACACCCAGAGTAATAACATGAGGCTCTTCGGTAGGCAGCTGAGGGTCTGGCGCTCCGTGACTTAGGATTCGGTTCATCCTGGAACCGCACTCTCCGCAGTAGCCGTGGACCATCCTTCGACCGGTATCGCTGGTCTTAGTCCAGGCGCTAAGCATATCCCTGCGGACTTTGCATTTAATACAGTAGGCATCCATCGCACCTTCGTGTGTCACTTTAGCCCCTTCTTTATAGCTTTGATAGTGGGGCAAGGATATTTGGTAGGGCACTCTACGCAGCAGGTTCCAGTTTTTGTTTTGTAAGGCTTATGTAATTCCACTACTGCACGGAGGGCAGCGACTGTTACTCCTACAACGCTGCAACTTTGGTCAAGTTCATCTAAATTTGCCAGCAGCTCTTCGTGTTTCACTCGCACTCCTCCTTTAGCCATTGGTGCAGGTATACACCGAATTCGCCAAGTTCCATTCTTGTCTCTATGGAGTTCTCTTCGAGAAATTCAAAGAAGTCATCATCCATGACGACGACCGGTAGGCCGAAGAAAGTTACATCCGAGATGTGCTCAAGTTGTTCCATGAAAGCACCTTATAACTTTGTCCGAAGGATTACAACGGCTGATGGGAACGGCGCTGCATTCTTCTGATCTCCAAATTTCAATCGACCGCGGATGAAGCGAATATCGTGATGGATGCAGGATTCATGCCACCACCTGGTATCAGTCCTAGCAGGTACCAAAGCGACTACTGTAGAGCCTCTAGAGGCCTCCAAATCAGCTTTGGCCATCCAATCCTTGATTGTCTTGCCATAGGGCGGATTTAGCCAGATAGTGCCTCCAGCGGCATCCTCGGTCCAATTTCGTGTAAATGCGTCTCGCATAGTGGGATCAGGATGGTCAGGTCCATACCAGTTCTGGCAGAGAGCTGATGAAGCTAGAGCAGCTGCATCGAGGACAAAATCGAACTCATCATCTAGCTTGGCGAAGAATGCCTTCGGCGTGGTCCAGGTGTCATCCTCGGAGGACTTGAAAGCTTCTTCTGAATAAAATCCCATGCCGGTAGCCTATCACCATGACACTTCTATACTCATTTGCGTATAGAAGTGTCAATGTATAGAAAAGGTAACCTTTGGGTACCTTTGGGTACCTTTAGCTAATTCCAGCGCGACACGCCGTCTGACCTGGGGTTATGCCTGCAAACAATGTGCGCTTACTTTGGTGTACTATTTCTGCCATGCCTACATATGACTTCACCTGCATCGGTTGTGATCTGACTGTCGAACGCTACTTTACGTTCCATGAAGAGCGCCGAGTTGAGTGCGATCAATGTGGGAATCAAATGCTCAAGTCGCTTACCGCTACACCTGCACATTTCAAAGGTGGCGGATGGGGTGGCCAGTAGGCTACTGCTTAGCGCCGTATACCTTCAAAAAATTTTGATGCCCCCCGGCTGGGCTACTGTATAAGCCGTTATAGTCAAATCTTGCGCCGATTACCTGGAGGCCTTTGTAGATTTGTCGACATTTAACCGTGGGGGCTTCGAACATCTGTTCGAGAGTGAGGGCGCTGGATTGTTATCTAATCGTTATAAATCTACGCTCGCGCCTATTCGACACGGTGGGGGCGCTCGTGTACCTTGGACTTATAAGCGCAAAGGTTGCGCAAAGTTAGGGGTAACTATGAACCGCAGTGAAATCGAATCTCTAGTGACCAGCATGGTCACGGCACAATTACGCGAGGGGCGCGTCCCATGGCGTAAGACTTGGGCAAGCAAGGTCGGTCGACCAACCAACCTAGCCACCCGCCACCAGTACACGGGCGTTAATTGGCTCGTACTCTCTATGCAGGATGTCCCATCCCAACTATGGGTCACCTATAAGCAAGCCCAAGCCCTAGGCGGTCAAGTCCGCAAGGGTAGCAAGGGTATCCACTGCATCAAGTACGGCACGATTGACACGGGCAAGGTCGACGCAAAGGGCAAGCCTATCCTCCGCCCATTCTTGAAGGCGTTCACCGTATTTAATGTCTCGCAGTGCGACGGGTTGACCATTCCCGCCGACTTGGTACCAGTCAAGCGCGAGACTGAGATATTGCCAGCGGTTGAGACTATGCTCGCCAACTATGCCAACCGCCCAACCGTTTACCATGGCGACTACGCAACCCCTCACTATAAGCCAACCGAGGACACTATCCATATGCCCGAGGCTGGTCTATTCGATAGCGTCGAGGAGTACGCGACCGCGCTCGCTCATGAGATGACCCACTCGACTGGTCACCAGTCACGCGAGAATCGCGACATCATGAACCGATTCGGTTGCGAGGGATACGCCAAGGAGGAGCTAGTAGCCGAGATGGGTGCAGCCATGATGATGGTCGAGTATGGAATCGACATCGACCTCCCTAACACTGCCAGCTATCTCGCCAGCTGGTTGAAGGCTTTGAATGATGACCCAAGCCTCCTAGTTACCGCAAGTGCCAAGGCTCAGAAGGCAGTCGACCGAATGACTGGTAAGAAGGCAGTCGTCGAGGTCGAGGAGGAGGTGAGCGCCTAAGAGGTAAGGCGTCGAGCGGGGGAGCGATCCCCCGCGAGATGTTTGTGTTGGTGCCCACCCTCCCAGCATTAAAGGAATGGAATGGAGAGATTATAACGAAATCGTTATAAAACTCTCGGCGTGTCGCTATTGGTGCTGTCGTAGGTAGGCGGTATTGTTCTCGGTGTTGGCAGATAGCCAGCAGATTAGGGGTAATCAAATGAGCGTTAAAAAAGCGCGTAGGTCGTTAGTAGCAGGTATCTTTATGGGCGCACTAGTTGCGCTAGGTATAAATGCGGGAGTTGGTTTCTTGACTACTCATCATCAGGTCGAGTACAACTGCCACCAAGCAGATGTCGGTTGGGAGTGCGATACTAAGTGGGTGCATAACTAATGGAGTGTCGTTTCTGCCAGTCCGACGGTGGTTCAGATTACTATGACGGTTTCTGCCACCTGTGTTACAAAATCATCCATCCGAGGAAAGGTAAAACAAATGTCAGTTGATACAACAAGCCCAGTCTATCCAGATGTCCATGTCCAGCTCGTTGGTCAGGACGGTAATGCGTTTGCGATCATGGGACGCGTCCAGTCAGCCCTAGAAGATGCGGGCGCAACTAAAGAAGAAATCGAGCAATATCTAAACGAATCCATGTCAGGCGATTACGATAATCTTCTTCGTACCGCTGTGAAATGGGTGAGCGTTTCCTAAAGCTTAGTTACCCCTAAGACGGCAGCCCGGCGGGGCTTCTCTCCTGCCGGGCTTTGCTGTGTCCGCGCGAGAAAATGTTTGTGTTGGAAGCCCGCCCACCCAGCTTCAGGAATATCTAGGAGAGAGATTGTTATCAGATTGTTATAAATGTTCCTCGGCGTGTCGGTTTGCCTAGTCGGTGGCATGGCATACCATTGAGGCAGATAGCAGACGGCTATCAGTTCGAGAAAGGAACGATTATGGGTCTAGATATGTATCTAGAGGCTCGTAAGTTCGTTTCGGGATACGATTTTGCTCCCGAAGCGGATAAGCATTTGTTTAATCAGTTGAGCGAGATTAGCCCCGCTGCTCCAAGCGTGGACTCTCCCTCTTTCCAATTAACCGTAAATATCGGTTATTGGCGCAAGGCGAACGCTATTCACGGTTGGTTTGTCCGTGAAATTGGCGACGGCGTTGATGAGTGCCAAGAAATGTATGTTCGCCGTGAGAAGTTGGCTGAACTGAAGTCTGCTCTCTTATTGGCTCTTGGTGAAAAGCCAAGCGTTGTTGCTCCTGCCTCTCAGGGTTATTCCATTAACGGCAACCCTGCCGAGGTTATCGCTGAGACTATGGTTCTAGAGGCTCACCGTGCTGAACTCAATGATGAGAGTGATACCGACCCTCTCCGTCCCGTCGGTGGTTTCTTTTTCGGTGGTACTGAGAAAGATGAGTGGTACTACCGTCAATTAGCGAACACTCTCGACATTATCGAGAAGGCGCTCGCTCTCCCAAGTACTTGGGACATTTACTATCAGGCGAGTTGGTAATGGCTAACTCTCAGGCTCGTGCGCTCGTCGAAAGGCGAGCGCAGGAGTGGCACAAGCGCTATTACTCTCAGTTGAACGGTGCGACCCTTGCCTTTGTTTGTATGACCGAGGATGAGTGGGGCAACCCTGATTTCCCTACCTTCTTAGCGAAGTTCCCTGACGGTAGGACTATCCAGCTCGAAGTCTCTCGTGACCCTGAAGGAAATGGTGGCGGATTTATTTTCGGCATGGATTTCCCTGACATGGCTGACTTTGATAAGGAAAGCGGGTTCGATAAGTTGTAAGCGATTGGGGTTGGGAGTGATAACCAGTAACGGCGCGAGTAGCCTCGCGCGACCCCTCGCTCGCAAAATGTTTGTGTTGAGCCCACCCACCCAGCTCAAATAGGAATGGATCGAGAGAGATAACGAAATTGTTATAGAAGTCGCTCGGCGTGTCGGCTGGAGATGTCGGTGCTGTCGAGTATTGTGTGGCTGTTGGTCAAACGACCAGCCCTGCTGACGGCAGGTTCAGAAAGGAAGTCCTATGGGCATAGCCCTTAAAGTTCCCAGAGCCAAAGTTTTGGTGGCTCTCAAAGACAGGCTCGTTCAGATTGAGTCTGACTACAAGCACCAAGCCAAGTATGAGGCTGATTTCATCAAGGCTCATAAGAAGTGGCAACAAGATGTAATCAAGTTGGCTACAACCGAAGGCAAAATCCTTCCTACCGAGTGTTCGGTCTATGTCCGAGCATACGGCACTAGCAACCAAATCAGCCTTCAGTATGAAGTGAAGAAGGAAGATTTGCCTGAAGAACCGACCCGTGATTGGGAGTCGATTAGCGACTACAAGTATCGCGAGATGCGTGATGAAATAAGCAACGCTATCCGCGTGATCGAGATGTGCGAAGATGAGGTAATCCCAGCCTCCACTCTCAAACCTTATAGCCACTATCTATAAGAGATAGGAGAAGCCCTCGCCCTTAGGAAAGGCGGGGGCTTTTTCGCGCCCGCGCGGAACGCGCGGAATTGTTTGTGTTGGAAAGCCCACCCACCCTGCTTTCTGGAATACATAGGAGAGAGATAGGGATTTATAACAAAATCGTTATAAAAGACTTACGGCGTGTCGCTATTGCCTGTCGGTCTGGACGTGTAATGTCTGCTCTGTCGGGGAAACTCTTCGACTGTTCGAGAAAGGAACAAGCGGATGTCTAAAAAAGACACGCTGAAAATAAAAGAGGCTTGCCTTCTTTTATTGAGCCTTGCCGATAAGTGGCAAGACGGAAAACCACTAGACCACGAGGAGATTGACCTTCTCGCGTGGGCTATCGCTGAAAATCTACAAGTGCGCGATTACGCTATGAGCGCGCTACTTATGGACAAATTCGAGTCCGTAACTCTGACGATTGACTTCTATGACGAACTCGTTTCGCTCGTATCTGACGAATACAAGCACTCAATTCTCTCTATCCTTGCCATTCTTTGGTATGGCGCTGAGGATGACGAACTATCTGCCCGTAACCTGTCTATGGCTCTAGCCCTAAAGCCTGATTATAAACTCGCGTTACTGGTTCAGAGAATCCACTCTGCTAACTGGCCTCACGAGGTTGTGCAAAATATGTTTAACGAACTCCACCCTACGGTGCGCGCCAGCGTGACCGAGGGCGGAGAGTATGCGGAAATGCTGGTTTCACAGGGCTAAGTAGCCAGCGTTAGAGAAGCCCCCCAGCTCGTCACTGGGGGGTTTTTCATTTGCCCTTGATCGCGCGAACGTGGGTCGCGCGAGATTGTTTGTGTTGGTTGCCCGCCCACCCAGCAACTAGGAATTGAATGGAGAGACATAACGAAATTGTTATAAATGGGTACCGGCGTGTCGTGACCGGTCGCGGGCCGGATGTGGCAAGATGTGTTTACTCGAGAAAGGAGTTACCGTGACTGGTACAGAAGGCATTCAGATAGTCGATGCGCAGCATCACTATGCAGTTCTTGAAGTTAAGAAGGAACTGAAGTTTAAATTCGATGGTCATGACTATGAGTGGACGGCATTCATTGGAGAACGTGGCTATGTCGAATATTGGAAGAGAGATGGCATATCAATTGAAGGTGGCGACACTGACGTTGAGTACCAGGTCCTGGACATGGACATGGGAGCGCTTTGGGAGGAAATCACTAATCGCAATTGCCAGCATAACCGGGCATGCGAATGTATGACATGTGGTGAGGTTCTCTATCACTGATGGGTCCGTCAGCCCTATCATCGAGGCCCCCGGGAAACCGGGGGTCTTTCGATTTTCGGAATTGTTTGTGTTGGCCCTCCCACCCAGCATTTAAGGAATAGGAATAGAGAGAGATACCGGCTTTATAACGAAATTGTTATAAACCATGGCCGGCGTGTCGCGATTGATTGTCCGTGGCCTCGTGTAAGTTGTGCCTTGCCGGAAAGGTTCCGCGCAAGAAAGGTAAACATGTCTAAAGACGAAGACATAAAGACGGAAGAGGTGACGTACCGGTTCATTACCGGCACGTGGTATTCCATCACCATTCCTAAAGAGAGAGAGGGGCAACCCGGCTACTCTCCTGAAGAGATATACAGCGCTTACTTTAATGAGGGCGCGCCTGATGACGTTAAGGTCTCAGAGGATGAAGTGGACCATGTCTGGGAGGATGATTTAAATGCCTAGATTCGACGTTAAGATGGTCATCGAATTCTCCGGTGAGCTCGAAGCTGATACAGCTGCCGAAGCTGAAGAAAAGGCCTGGACCTCCTGGGGTGACACGGCTGCTGCTGATATTACTTACGACGGTGTCTATTCAATTGAGGTAGACGAGATTGAAGAAGACGAAGAGGAAGAAGAGGACGATGAAGATTCAGACAAAAGCTAGATGCGTCGAATGCTCCCGCGTTTTTGACCTCCTTGATGAGACAGATGCTGCAGAATGGGCATACGGTCATGACTGTGAAAGCTAAGACAGTGAGTGAGGCTCCCGGCAAGGGGGCCTCACGCCATGAGCACTATTGGATCTGTCAAGACATTCCCGGTTACTACAGCTGCAAATGCGGATTACAGAGATACTGGGATCGAAACAGGAGGCAGTACGTACTGTTCCTTGAAGACAATAGCGCCTCGTAAGGGGCGCTATTTTTTTATTGGAGTTTGCCTACACCCACCAAAAGTTTGTGTTGAAGCCCTCCCACCCAGCTTCTTATGGAATATATATAAGAGAGACGATATCGAACACGTGTTCGCCGAACGTTTGTTCGAGAGACACGCCGGTGGCCCGGGTAGTTGACTCTGCAGCTGCCGGTGGTAAGTTACTTCTTGGCGGGACGGCCGCCACGTCGAACGTTTGTTCGATGAGAGAGAAAGAGAAACAATGACTACACAATTGAGAGAGATGAGAGAGATAGAGGTAGGCAATAGCTGCAGCTGCACCTACTGCCCTAACTGTTCTCTAGGTTCATCCGGCAATGAAGTATGCGATGAATGCCAACAACCGGTTCAGTACTCCAATGAATGCTTCGACTGCCAACCGTTTGACTGGGCCGAGGAAGAATTCGATGCTTGGGTCGATCGAGTCGGAGCTAAGCGCCTGCGTATTGATGGCCGTGCCATGGGTTGGCAGCGCCGATCCGGATACGCATACTGCGATCCAACCTGGAAGAGTTTCCTGGACCGGGTTACCTTCAATGGTGACTGGACCCTTAAGCTCAAGTTCGATGGCGATAGCTTCACCTTCAACCGGTATGGCCACGATGAGCCCACTGGAGCTCACTTCGAAGTCTCTGTACACTTCTTCCTCCGGGACACTATGACCTTGGATCAAGCTGTCGAACACGAGATAGTCGACGAGTATGGATGCCATATCAGCTGTGGCGAGTACTTCTATGATTGCGAGTGCAGCTCATGAGCGCTGGAGAGGCCTTACTCAGAGATCCCATCAATACCCGGCTTGAATGTAAGCTTTGCGGGCGCCTAGTAACCGGCGCTCGGGAAGCTATCGAGCATGAAGAGACTCATACTGCTTGACAAGCATCCTGATTAGTATTAATGTCTGTACCGCTGGAGCGTCTTAACCTTTCTCAGCTCCAGCGGTCAGAGGCAGTAACCGTCATTACCGCCTCCGGTCTGGCAGCGAGACACCTTGCTCGCTGCAAGATTGTTTGTGTTGACCCTCCCACCCCTTATCCCTTCGGGATAGGGTGATGGAGAGAGAGAAAGTCAAGGCGACACGCCGGAAGAGGAGGCAGCAGGTTCACGATCACTAAGTGATAGCAGTCACAGAGTGACTGGCAGGCTCTAAGAGCCAGTCAGTTAGGCTACTGCTCAGATAGTGAGACGGTGAGTCGGCTGTACCCCCAGATTTACAGGACCTCCGGTCCAACTCCTATCTGATAACTCCGTGGAGAGAGATAGGAGAGAGAGAGACACTCTCAGCTATCCTCCTGGAATTGTCGACATTTTGTTCCACGTGAAACATTTATAACGAAATTGTTATCAAACCCCACCGGCGTGTCGTGAATAAATGTCGGTGCCTACTGGTTAAATGCTCTCATGGCAACTAGGCCATAACACAGACGAGAAAGGTCTGGCGATGAGCACAATTAACTATCACAAGGAAAAGTCCGAAGCTGCTGAAGCTAAGGTGAATGCTGCATGGATCAAGCTCCAAGAGTACTTCCGGGACAAGGGTGGCCTCACTGAGGAGCTAATCAAGATTTGGGTGGAAGGCACCATGGAGTCCCAGTGGCAGGGATGGCATGACTATGGCCTGATTCAGGCTAAGGAGTCTGCTGGCTGGTCCCGTCGTGACTGCCTAATCTGTGACGAGACTACTGAGCATGACTCTAATAACCTATGCACTGTATGTCATTCATGCTCAAATTGTAAGGCGCCGGTTGGTAAGGGGGCATCGGCATGAGCGTCTCACTCTATATACGGTCATGGAACCAACAGAGCCATCTACACGCCACCGGTTGTGGGTGCAAGATTACTGACCGCTATGAGCATGTACAGGATTTCCCTACCTATGACGATTCCGTCAAGGTTTGGGAGGTAAATAACGAGCTAGGAACTATCCATCACGTATGCCTAGAGGAGGCAAAGCGATGAACGAAGAGGAGATTATCTTGGATTGGGAATATGACTATGAAGGCACCGGGATTCCGGCACCTGAAGACCGTGTTGGATTCGACTGGCATGTGAAGGTCCCTGAAGAGAATGTAGGTAATGATTGGGGACCGATCATGGCAGGAGTAGTAAAGCGCCGTTCGGCTGAGGGAGGCTCCAAGTGAAAGACCCTGAGTGGATGAGTGGCGACACGCCGTACTTCTGTGATGATTGCGGAATGCGCCATGATGAAGAAGAATGTGCACCGGAAGAGGACCCTGACCGTCTACATGACGAGATGATGGAGGAATGATGAAACTGAGTACCAAAGCAGGAGATATATATGCTGAGTACGGCACCGATGATGAGGGACAGCCGTATGTCACTCTTTCGCTGGTGCCTGCCGGTCAAGAGAAGTATCGAGTCGACATGGACCTATTCGAGAAACAAGAGCTCGACGAGTTGATCCTGATTCTTCAAGATATCTCTGACCGAGTGCGTAAACAGCAGAATGCGTTGAAGGCGATTCCAAATGAGTGACTCACGTCGACTATCCCCTAATCGCGACCTTCGCAACCTTATAGAGTTGGCGCAAGCTCAAGGCTGGGTTGTTGAGCGCCGTAACAACAACCATCTCAAATGGACTTCGCCTACCGGTTATGTAGTTTGGTCTGCATCCACGCCTAGCGACCGCAGAGCTCTACGCAACATTGCAAGGTATCTCAAGATAAAGGTGTAATACCCATATGGGCGCGTAATGCTAAGATTGCATCCCCTACCAAAGGAGAAGAAATGGAAGTCGCATTTAATCCTGAAATCCAGGACGATAACAAAGTTCGCAAGTGGCAAGTTGTGATCCACAAAGAAGATGGCAAAGGCACCGCATATGAAGCTGTCTACATGGTTCACTCCGAGTCCGGCGTTCTAACCGCTCTAGGCTGTCGTGCATTTACTTCTGTGATTCCAGCAAAGCGCTGGTTGTCATCCGTGATTGGTCACGATGTCAAGTACACAGCAAGTGCTGACCGCAAGAAGCTAATGGGGATGACTGAGACCAAGGAAGCATAATGGGATTCACAGACCCTATCGTTCCCTCACCTAATTGGGAGCCAACAGATAATCGTCCGGGGCGCTCGCCTTATGAGGATGAAGAAGATGAAGAGTTCATCGAAACGGAAGAAGAGGAGGAATAATAATGGGCCAAGACATTGACCAGCCCGACCAACATATCTACGAACAAGATGGTGTTTACTATCTAGTTGATATTTGGCCTAACGGTGCAGTGCAGCTCAAGATCAAAGAAGGCGGACTGCAAGGCATATGGACAGCTGCATTGCAGGAGCTAACTACAGAGCAGTATTACGCAGGTCTCAAGTGAGCGAAGCAGATTACGACGCATACGCTAACAACGATGACTTTACTATTGTGCAGTCTCCTATGGACTATAAGAAAATGCACATTGAAACCTTGGACCGACTGGTTGACCTTGCCGTTGCTCAGTACTCGAAGGACATTGAACTACTAAACCTAATCCGTACAGCTCGTGACTACGCCCTTTATCTTGAAGATAACCGGCGCATGATCGTATAAGAAAGGAAATCATGTCAGATCAAAACATTGAGGATGCAAACGTAGTCTCAGCACCTGAAGTCAAGCACACCACCATGGTGTACATGATTGATGGCAAGAGCTTCGAAACTAGCATTCCTGCTCAAAGCTTGGTACAACACATTGCGTATAACAACCCACGTGTTGTATCGCTCAACCGCCCAACCGGTGGCGATGTTCATCTTGTAGCTGAAAACATTAACTACATTGAGGATGTCATCGAAGAGCAGTAACTGTCCTTGGTAGGGCAAGAAAAATCCCCCCAGCTGTTTTGGTTGTTCAGCTGGGGGGATTCTTTCTATCCTAGAGTCGTGTTATCACTTACTGTAGGTAAGTCATCGTGACCTAGATCCCTGCAGGTGTAGCAGGTATAGAGCGTAGATTCTGATTCCAACATTTCAAAATCATTAAAGCAAGTCAAACATTTCATTTAACGTCCCTAATCATTTTTACTTCGCAAGCATCTGTGGTGCAGTAAGCCTCACCGATGGCGTCCATCGCTAGACCTTCGTACACTCCACTTAGATCAATTGGAAATAGCTTCATTGTGTAATCTTCATACTGTTTTGCTGTGATCTCTGAGTATGGCATTTGCGGGTAGGTCCCGTTATCCATCGGCAAGAAGGACACGGTCTTGAGCTGCCCGTCGAACATATGCAAAACTTTACCAATATCTGTTTTCTCTGTTTCTGGATTAAATGATACGGTCACAGATACCGAGTTGTCAGACCAATAGCGTTGAGCTGTGGCAGCTAGCGCTACCTTTTCGTAGATGGATACTTCCTTCTCCGAACGACGGCCACCTCCCTTGATTGGGAAGAACACGACTGAGGTTGTCTCAGGCGATTCAGCTGCCGGCTCGACTGTATATCCTGCCATCTTGAATAAAGGCAATACTGGGTCGCTGTTACCAAATCGAACAGCGCGTAGGAAGTACTGTCCACCTGGCATCCAGTGAACTCCTGGCGATTCGCCAGCGAGGATACTTACAGTTCCGGATGGTTTGATGGTTGTTGTCTTGATTGATTCGCGGATGCCAAGCCATTCAGAATACGATTTATCATACGACTGAATGATGGAGTATCCCTTATCCATCCACTCACGTAAGGTTGGTAGTCCATGAATGTCAGCAAAGTTGGCAACGCCCGACATAGAGGTTCCGATGCGTCGATTACGCTGCATGATGGCGTTAGTCTCTTCCCAGTGAGTGGGGAGGAGTGTGACAGTCTTCGCATATAGGTAGGCGAACTTAAGAGTACGGAGGTAATCCTCAAGATTGTCGTGGCGATTCAAATAGGTTTCTACTAACGTACAGCACTCGTACGATTCGAGTGATTGCTCTGCACATGGGTTATATCCTACAGCTCGCCAGTCTTTGTTATTGATTGGATCAGCAAGGCGACCATACTGCCGAGTGACGTCCATCCAGATAACGCCCGGCTCACCGTTGTCAGCGATTCGTTCGATGATTGGAGTTAGGTTAGAGCCTACGTTTACCTCTACTGAGTTGTTAGACATCCAACCCCAGCCAGAGTCTTTACCGGTTGGGTCATACTTGTTACGCTTTGGATTCTTCTTGAAGTCCTTGAGGTTGAGGAATTCCTCATCGTCTAACCGGCCCATGAGTAGCTCAGCTGAGCGACGCACGTTTCCGCTCACAACACAAACTCCGATGAGGTTGCCGATGTCAGCGATATCTGTACGGGTTAGCTGTCCGCTTTCTCGTCCTTTGAAGATTCGGGTGATGTGCTTGTGTAATTTGATAAGTGGTTCAGGGCCTGCAGCAGTTCCTCCGAAAGTCCGAATAGGTTCTCCTGCTTTTCGAATTTCAGAGTAGTCGAACGTTGGTAGCGCTTGGTCAGGCTTGAGGTAAGCGTTAAGAAGCTGTGCAGTGGATTCGACCCAGCCCTCTCGGGTGTCGGGAATGATTGTGGCATCGGTACTCTCTTTCGGCTTATAAATTGTAAAGCCTTTATCAGCACCTTTATCATCGAACCCAACGCCTACTCCCAGCATGGAAGCTTCCATGAGGAATGCAAAAGGCTTTGCTGGGTCGTTCTTGTTCATACTTCCGGTGGATACGAAAGCGCAATTCTGCAAGGCAGCGGAGTTGCGCTGCTCATTAACTAGTGGGGTACCCATAACCCATAGCCCACGTCCCGGTGGAGTCCACTTTAGATTGAACAGGCGATCGTAAGCTTCCTTGGCAGAAGCTTGAGCTTTGGCGTCTGACCATGGGAGGCGGTTAGACTTGGCGTGGTCCTTCTGTAGGGAGTACATGCCGTTGATTACTCGCTCGCAGACTTCGGCCCAAGTTTCCTTGGTGCCGTCTGGCTTCAGCCGACTGTACGTTCGGAGGAAAATAATCTCTCCCATACTGTTGCCAGCTGCATCACGGTTTCCGAAAGGCGCCTTCTTGGTCTTGTAGCCAGATACGAACTCATCGGCCAAACGGAATGTGATTGCCATTTATCTCTCCTTTAAATTGAAAATCCCGCAACGGGGGCGGGGGTATTTAGTGTAGTGGGGTAATACAGTCACGTACAACAGGAACATGTACCGTTTCACATAGTGAACACGTGAACTTATATGATAACTAGTCTTCGGTCAAATCTTTCAAAATGCGAGTAGTCTCAACCTCATCTATAGGTTTTGGAAGCTCATTTAATACCTGAGCACGGTCTCCAAACATCCTCGTCATCCATCCAGCTCCGGCATTTTTAGCCTCAACAGTCATCTTAATGCTGCTGCTTCCGGACAACATATCGTTGATTTTTTGCGTCAGATCAATAAGGCGATCGAGCTCTTTTGATACGTTTGGATCAGGGTATCCACCATTGACTTGTTCGGTAAAAGCAGCGAAAGCAACTCGGTTTGACTGCAATTCTAATATCGCAGTCATGTATGCCTGAAGCTGTTCACGGGTCTTTAATTCAATTGGAAAACTGTAAGCACAGGAGTTGTTTGCCTTAAAAGCTGGGCAATTGGCGGCGATAAAACAGGTGTTGCATTGACGGACGCTGGCGCCAGAGCTCTCGACGACAGGCACGTCTTTGATGGTGCCATCTGGGTCAAAAACCTTCTGAGTGGACATGTTAAAAACCGGCAAAACCGTCATTTCTGACGGGTCTCGGTCCATTAATTTTCCTACCTCTAATGGCTTGTTATCAGGTACGACGAGGTCTTTTTCCGCGTAATCATCACTCGCTGGGTCTTCGAAGTTATCATATAAGTTCGCCATTTTGCTCAATTTCTCCTCAAGTCGTTGGAATGACCAGATGGCCAACTTGCAATTTTCTTTTTCGTCGTCTCCTACAATCTTATCGAAATCTAAGCCGATAGATTCGTAGATGGCCTTGTAGCGAGGACGAGCTTGAGCCTTCATAGACTTTGGATAACGAGCCAGCTTTACCCCATCCCATACGATGGTCTCACCGTGGGTCATAGGGGATATCCAAGCAAGGCTGTGTGCGGTCTCTACAGGCACCTGTCGCAGGTTATCTGGACGAGCGCAGGCGATGGCATGAAACCTTGTGCCTGACTGCGTTGTCAGGCTTCTGGTTACCCCAGCCAGCCAGGTGAATTCTTCGATACTTTCACCGGTCAACCCGATGTCTAGATAAGTATCGGCTAGGCGCCTAAGCTCGCCTTGACCTAAGTTTGGATTCCAGATCGGAAGGAACTTACCGGGTGGGCATTGAGCCCAACAGGTCTTCCTCTGTTCTTCGATGAAATCCGGGCTAAGTAGTGGGTGAGTCATTTCCGAAAACATAGCGATTCGGTCTATGTTGTCAGCTATAAACTCTTCATACTCAGCAGCTAGGCTTTCAAACTCCAGCCTATCTAGCGCTATGTTACGGGGAACGCCGGCATGGACATACAACAAAGTGTCTTCTGGAAAGTAATTTTTAAGTAAATACTTTTTGGTTTTGGGCAGCCCACGCTGCTTCAATCGCCAGTAGCTGATGCTCATATGCTTGGCATTCATAGATTCCAAAATTAGGCGATTTGATGGAACTTCTGAGCCCATAAATACTATGTTCAAATACGTGGGTCTTCCAGTAGTAGCTCTTGTTGGCGATCAATCTCAGCCTCAAGCTCTGCCCAGACTTTAATACCTTGTCGACTATCTGGTCGGGCTACATGGTCTAAGTAAATTGGGTCTAAAAACAAAAGCGTACGAAAGCCGTGCTCAATTAGTTTTTTGGCTAAATCTGGCTTGGGTGTCACAACGTAATCAATCTGGCCTTTAGCTCGTTGGGCCATTGCGATTCTAAACTCGATATCGTCTCCGGGCGTAACAGTTGTGTAATCAACAATTTCGTCGACAACCCCAAACTTGTTCTGTCTACAGAAATGGTCTACCAACGAAAACTTTTCACCGATCAATACGGTGCGAGTAAATTGCTTAAAGGATTTGTAAAGGAGCATGCCATCTTTATTCAAGGCATTCTTTCGTCCTTGAAGTACTCCATCTACATACACGAGTATTGACACGATGTTCCTAAATCTGTGTAGAAGCGGCCCTTCGGATAAGGGTTGATGTATCCGGTAACTTTACCCCATAAGTAGCCTGCTCGAATGACTGAGCTGCATTTTCTGATATATCTTTTAGCTTCTGAAGTGCTTGAATTACTCCGTTAGATTTGTTAGCCTGCCAACGGTAGTTGGTCCAGTCTAAGTAGCCTTCACCAGATTCGCTAAACGCCACCTTACGTCCCTGATGAATAAGGTCAAATAAAGCAACGCCTTGTCCAATAGCTAATCGTAATGTAGCTTCAGCATTGACTCGAGCTGCTGGGTTAGTAGCTGAATGGATCTCAGTTAATGCTTTTGAATACCTATCCAAAATCTCACTGGTTCTTGCTAGGTCAGCTTCTACACGGCGGTCCCAATCGGGGCGGTGTTCAGCAACGTTGACCTGAGGCTCTACTAGCCAATCGTTTTTGATTAAGTCGTAAGCTGCATAGGGTTTAATTTTTGAAATGTTGCCTTCGACGTTGGCATAAAAGGTTAGCTCATACTGTCCCATAAAGTCGGCAGTCTCTGGCCATAGTTCTGTGCGCATTTGGTCGTTGAGCATCTGGGAAATGTCGCGATCGCTAAAAGTTTTATAGGTTGGATTTGCTCTGCGGAACCCGGTGTAATCGATTCCAATTAAGCAGTCTAAGTCTCCTGGAGTTCTATCGGCTGCCCACTGGTGGGATACTCCAGAACCAGCTAACCAAGCGTTGGTCCAATCGCGAGCGCTGACGTACCTCTGGTCTAAGAAATCAAACAGGTGGGTCAAAACTGCTGAACGAACAGCTGGCATAAGTCGGGAGCTTTTAAATAGCCTAGGGTCAAGTCCAACTTGAGACTCGGAAAAATAAGATGTGGAGCTAGGCGTCATCTCTATGGGAGCTGCCATAGATGCAAGAATATTCGCGTAATCCATTAGATAATGGTAACGGGTTTATTCCTTTTCCTTACGGTGATGTGTGTGCTCAATTGAATAAAGCTTTACAGTTTCGGGTTTATCTATCTTCAAGGGGGCTACAAAACCACAACCAATATGAGCTTCGTTAAAACGAGCGCCCTCTAGTTGAATGTAAGTGAATACTTCTGGGGTATCAATCATCCCAGTATCCATTTCGATCGAAGCGCCACAGCCTCCGCAAGTTTTCTGAACGTACATACAGACCCCCTTAGTATGTCTCTATTCTCCTATAGCCTAGCTCATAAGGTTGGTTAAGTCTAACGGCTGCTGGGGTGTAATACGGGCAACTATGGCCTGAACAAGGAGCTCTCGGTCGATAAATTCGGACAATTCGCGCACTCCGGTCCCTATATCCTGGATTGAGGCTTTGCGGACAATAAGGTTAATCTCGGACATCTCGGGCGTGGCATGCCAATTGCCCTCCATGTCCTTATAGACCACGAATGCGGTCTCGGCGTTGGGAGTTCTAATCTCGTCCATTATTTGTACAACCCGCGTTCTTGGTTCAAACGAGTTTGGTTGTAAACCGCAACTGGGCAATAATGGCAAAGATAAGTCTTACTGTTGAACTTACCTAGTCCGGCAGCTTTGCGATCACCTGAAGTCTTTGGCATAAGTTTACGGCTGTCTGTCATCCAGTCATCGCATTGACCTTTAGGGCGATTATGAAGTGTAAAACAAGTCTGCGCATCATCTTGAAATGTCGACTTAATGTTGTAAATATCGTCTTGAATAGCAGCAAGGCCTTCGGCTCCGCCACCATCTAGAAGCTGCTTTTTGATTCCATCTACTGATGACTGGCGACCTTTTGGGGACATCCAAAAAAACTTATCAACGTCAGCCAACATTCCGAGGCAACCCTTTTGGTCATGTGGGTAAGTGGCTTCTTGTAACCATGGATTATTTCGTTGGTCAAACTTAGTAACCCCATCTTGAATGTATGGGGCAGAAGTATCAAAAGGGAGTTCTTCGATAGTCTTGCAGGATTTACAGACCAAAAGCAGAATGCGCTCTTCGCCCTGTTTAGGGGTTGACATATTAGTGCTCCTATTAGTTAAGCGGCTTGTTTTAGTTTACGATGTCCTTGGTCATGTCCCGCACGATCTGTGCGCTTGACTGAATAACCACAGCAAGAATTACCAGACTTTTTATTAGTCTTTGGGTGCTGCTTAGTTGATTTACCGTTTGGTCGGTTATCTCCAGTACGAGCTTTAACCGGTGCTACGACTTTTGCGCCCTTTTTTGCCATGTTATTTAGCACTTCTCCTGTGTTCGATTAATGCTTCTGGCCCACCCATTTCAGCAATGAATTCTTCATTCGTGTGCTCTGCAGGTTCGGCTGTCAGCTCCGCACGTAGTGTATCAACATGTCCACGTCCTGCGCTAGCATTTGGAGCATAACCGAGGGCTTTGCCCATCTTGCCAAGGTCCCCAAATTGAAGCTTATTTGGCTTCATTAGTTACCTGCAGGATTAACCTTGGAACCGTCTTCGCTATTGATGAAGCCGTAGTTCCAGTATGGGTGCAAACCATCGCGGTTCTCTTTAACAATCTGATCGCCCATACCTGGGGCTGTATTGGTATTGGGGCGGCGCTTGCGGTATTTACCGTCTGTGGCACCCTCTAGTAGCTCTGCGTTGTTAGAACGCGCTTTACGAACGGTCATGCCATTCCGCCTTTCACTCTCTTTTGTTGAGCTCTACGTGTGCAAGTAGTGCACTTGCCATCGCTGTGCATTGCTTCGACTGGTGTCATTAAGTAGCCACAGGCTTTGCAGCCTTTGGAACCGTTATACACAGTATGCTTTAAATATTGCTGTGTTTCAAGGCTAACGTCTTCTGCGCCAGCCATGCCATCACCCGTTGAGTCAGTAAGCAAACCTGGGTCTTTCATACTGAGTCTCCTAACGCGTTTCGACTGCTGGATTCCTGGGTATTTGGGGTCTGGCTATAGTCAGACTCATTACGCTGAGGCTTTGGTGAGCCCGGATTCCTTAGCTCAATGATATCTCGTATGCCGTACTCCTCCGTGCTGTACCCGTATCTATCCGGAAATAACTGGATTTGAGGAAGGTTAGGGCGTACATATTCTTGCAATTCTGGGCCAGTCATCAGGATGCTAGCGGTCGCTTGACCGATCAACTTTTGCTGATTGGTTGAATAAGGGCCAACATACTCCTGAGGAGGAATTGGCTGAGTAGTCCAAGGACGATGGTTGTAAACGCCATCTGCAAATTGACCGGCCACTTTATCTCCAACTTGGTTTCATGTTGTCGAATTGCTTTGAACGAATTTTGTTAAATTCAGCAACTCCGTTGGCGGTTATGTTTGCTTTACCATCATTTACTAGGTGAGGAGCTGGAACCAGCTCAGTCATTGGTCGGTTGCGCTTAACGGTCATAACGTTTCCGTTGCGAACTGCTCGAGCTTGACGCTCTAAGCCACGTTCTGGGCTCAAGCCGGATGGGTAATAATAACTAGAAGCGTCAATGCGCTCGCCTTTGTGGACACCGCGCTGATAAGGGCGTTGAGCTGTACGCTGCTTTAAGGAATCCAGTACGCGATCAGATGTGCTTGACCGACGACCTTTATCGTCACGACGTGACCGGATAGTGCCCAGGTAACCATCAGGGTACTCAGCTTGAGGCTGACGACCTACGCCAATGCGTAGTGAATCGAGCTCCGAGCGCGCGACTGGCGTACCACCTCCACCGTAATTGGTGTTGGTGCCATACATACCACCTGCGCCCAGGTTCTGTATATTTTGGTGTGGTCCTGGCATACCTCTATGGTAGGCGGTTTTCTCCCGCTAGAACGCACAAATCACGACGAGGATCATAATCTTTACCGATAACTAACGAAACTACGCCAGTTGGTGACTCTAAACCTTGTCGGTCGCGGAACCAAGCGCTTCCGCCATCCATAGTTGGAACTTGAATCCATAGGCGTGGACCGACCTGCTTTGCATGGAAATGGTGGTAATGCCCAGTAAGCAGAATGTCAGCTGAACCAACTGGTGTTTGACCTAATGCTTGTCCTTGCCACCACTTAGCTGCGTCCCTTGATTGGTGTCCGTGTGCGAGTCCAAGTACCACTCCGTCAATATCAATAGCAAGAGTGCTGTGGTCGCTAGAAGGATATCGAAATACAACATGCTTTAATTCCTCGCTTTCAGCACAGGCGTCCTGTACAGCCGACACTACCTCAATTTGCCAAGAATCGATAGGGTCAGTCATAACAATGCGATGCGGTTCATCGTGGTTGCCCGGCACTACCGGAACAATTAGCTCATCGCACAAAGGCGAAAAAGCTTTAATCCAAGCCATCAGTACTCGACGCCCAACGCGTACTTGTTGGGTAACTCCAAGATCACTGCGACCAATTACTCGTCCGCCTTGACTAGATGTTCCTTCAATACAATCGCCTAACTGAGGTAGTACAACAGTACCGATCTTGCGACCCATCTTTAATAATTCTTTATGACGAGCTACTGACTCATCTAATCCTCGTAGCACCCGACGAATAATTTCCTCAGTGCCACCGCCTGCATCTTTACCGTATTGAGTATCAGCTACCGCATAAATAGCGGTCAAAGGTCCTGTAGTAGTTTGGGCTTTAGAAGGCTTCCATTTATTAATCTCTTTAATTAATTCATAGTAATCGGCATCGTTATGGCCGTTAATTAAATCAGCTGGTTTTATTGATACGCGAGCTGCTTCTAGCCATTCACCATCATAACGTTGCCAACGGCTTTTGCGAACACTTACAACTTGCCATTGACTGGGGTCTAAACCAAAATCTTTAAATAGTTCTGAAGCGTCTTCTATATCACCGGCATTACGGGGCGTGGATACAAAAAATCCACCTTGCTCATCAACCTCTAGTCGAGCGCGCCACTCTTGGGGCGTATTGGCTTTTTTAATATCTGATCCAGAATTAGATAGCTCTGCATCAATAATTTTGCCTACTGTGGTCGACATGTGCACCTGTCTCTAAAGTGTTGCCTAAAGGAAGTTAATTTGAAAGTAATCTCAACCTCGTCCCGGAGTCGGGTAAATAACTTCGCAAGGTCAACTGATTGTGGAACATCGCGTTCCATTTGATGGATTTTTGCTACTTTGCTTTGTTCCTCGGAATTAAGTGTTTTTAGCCATTTTTGAACAACACACTCGAAGCCTTTGTTCGTCAAAACTTCGTCAAAGATATCATCGAGCATAAGTCAATCGTAGCACGGTACCTGTGGAAAAAGTAAGCATCAACACGACAAAAGAACAGCCCCCCGATTGCTAGGCAACCGAGGGGCTCTGAGCGCGGGTTTGTTAGCGCGCTGTTTCGCTGTGGCCTGCACCGAAAGATGCGGCTTCAGCGTTCTTAGCACCGTGGATAATGCGGCCGTTAGCTTGTGTGTGGCCTGCTTCAGGTGCTGTCTGCTTCTGGAAGGTTGTCTTAATTCCGTAGCTAGGGCGATTAGACGCCTTAACTCCACCACGATGTTCTGTGCCACCTGTGGCTCCGCCTGAGGCAGTGTTCTTGCGCTTGACTGCTGTACCAGCTTCTGGCTTAGCTACACGCGCTTTTGGAGCACTACCAGCAGCTGTTGAAGTAGGAGCTAGTGGTGATGGGTTCTTAAATTCGTTCTTCATATGGATCCTTTGGCCTAAGGGTATTTATAAGGTTATAGTCTATTTACTATATTTACAGGACAAACACGTGAAGGACAATGGCGGAAATGTCCCCGTCATGGCTCTCTACGCTGGCAAATCCGGGGATAACAGCAATTCTAAGACCTCGTGGGGCCACATAGCCTGAGGCAATAGCCACGGCCTTGATTGCCTGGTTAACCGCTCCGGCTCCAATGGCTCTTAGGTCTACCTCACGGGACTCATAAATAGCATGAGCAATAGCGGAGGCTACAGACTGAGGGTTTGAGCTAGCAGATACGCGTAACGGTTCATTCTTTTCTGACATTTGGTGTTCCTTTGGTTTACGAGTAGTGGTTCTCCCTCGTAAAAGTATGCAGGCAAACGCCAAATAAAGGGGGCTAAACGGGCTTATCTAGGGGAGTTGGGGCGGTTGCGTACGACCCGCAAATTGCGCACTCCATTTGAAGCATATATTGGGATATTTCGTAGTCATCAAAACTTACTTTTAATAGCCAAAGGTTGCTTTCACACTTAGGGCACTCATGGCATATTTGATCGGCATAGTCCATAGTGCCCGTGTAGTCCGGCTTTAATTCCCGGATGCTTTTAGCCATGCTAAAAGTGTACTTGAATCCTAGCGGCGATTTCCGCAAAATTCCAAGTTTGAATAAACAAATCTTCTGGGTGGTGAAGCGCGTCTTCTTGAGGAAAAGCGCTGCGCAGGTGGTCCAAAAGCGTTAACGAAAACCTATCAACAAACTCTTCAGTGGTCATGTACCCACGGCTAAGCAGCTCTTCTTCAGAAACGCTCCACGTTGTCTGTTCGATTTGCTTTTGGTTCTTCTTGAAACCTTTTTTCTTGCTCATTCTTTCGCTCCAATACTTTGACGGGATCGGCAGGGACTAGGGTTGTGGTGCATTTAAAACAATCAAACTCGCTGTTCTCAGGAATATTGTTTAGTAAAATAGTTACTACGTTTCCGCAATTAGGGCATTCAAATAAATTACTCATTTTTAGGTTCTCCGTATCCAGCTTCTCTAAGCAGGTTAACAAAGTCCTCTAAACGAAGCAGGGTAACCCACTCTGTAATTGACTGTTCCCCTTGCCCGTTTAATCTAAGTACAGCTACAGGCAAGTCTTTACCGTTATGGCGCTCTTTTAACTGTTTAATAACAGCACCGGGACTAAAATCTTTACGCGCTTTTACTTCCCAATCAATACCGACAGTGCCGGTAACATCTGTCCCGGAACGCCCAGCACCGGTGCTTTCAGCATAAGGAAAACCATTTTTAGCTAAGTACTCAGCGACCACTTTTTGCGATCGGTACCCTCTATGTTTGCGGGATTGACTAGGCATTAAGGCATGAACCTTCTACTTCTAGAGTCCAGAGTATGTGTGCTCTGACGACGGCTCAGCTCTCGGCTAGTAAAGCTAGCCAGGCTGGAAGCGTTGTCCCGCATCTGCTTAATCAAAGTTAAGTAACTCTCTTTAACAAGTACTTCATCCTCTGCATGAGCAAGGTCCTCATCTTGAGCCATGTATGCCTTTACAAGGGTCGAAGTTGCCTTTGGAAGGGTCTCTGAATAGTGAACATATAAAGCTGACTCTTTTCGCTTAAAAGCGGTCTCAAGGTGCTTTAAATCAATTTCAGCACAGGCTACCTGTGAAGCTAAAAAGGTACCGTAAGCGGTCAACTTTCCAAAAATTTCCATAAGCTCAGTGTCATCTACCAAAGTAATATCTGATGGGATTGACGGAGCTTCGTACTCGATGTTGGTCACTACAGGGAACCCTTGACCGCGAAGGGTGTCTAGTTGCGTCTTGCTGACGCCCGCATTAATTGATAAAGATGCCATCAGTTGACTCCTCGTATTGAATGCACTTATTGCACTTTAACTCACCGGCAATGTTACACAAAGGCGGCTCGTTGTCGTCCAATGCTTTGACAATCATAGCAGCAGCTTCAAACACTGGGTTGACCTTGAAGTCGCTTTTACGAACTACAAATTCCTTAACCTCATGCAAAGCTTTGGCTTCATACAGGAATAAGATTTCTTTTGGAAAATCTTTTAATCCCATAAGTTCGCCAAGCTTTAAGTAAATCTGAGCCTGAGTAACATGCTCTTCGAACGGTTGTTCTAGGGCTTTCCAAGCTTTAGCAAAATCTTGATCGTTTTCTCGCAGTAGCTGAGGGGCGTACCATCGGAAGCTGCCTTCACCAATCGACTTAATTTCTAAAAGTAAAGGTTCCTCAAACTCAACTAACCAACCGTCGGCATTTCCACTGATCATCAATGGGTCCCACTTTAAAGGAACCTCGTTGTATTCAAGATTGCAGTAGCTAGCAATGATGTGGTCTTCTGGTAAACCAAACCACTCTTCTTGACAAGCGTGGCAAAACCACACGCCCTTCAAAACATTCATCTCTTTAAACCAAGTTTGCCAGGTGCTATGAATAGCGTGGCCCATAGAAAAAGTAAGTTGGGTCTTTAAGGTGTAGCCTTCATCTTTAGGTTTTTTACCTTTCATTAACCAATACTGTTCGCGGTGGCACCAATCTTTGGATGACATGGCCGACGGGTGCATAACCTGCATGTTGCGATGATTAGGCTTATTAAGCAAATACTTTTCTACATGCTTAATTACTCGAGTATTGGATTTATTTGCGGCCAGCAGCTTTTTCAGCGCTCCGCTCGGCTTTACTGTTTGCTTCTTCAATTACCCAATCCTCCAGAGTCTTGCCATTCTTAGCCGCTTTGCGTTTCAAGGCATTTCTTTCTCGGTGGCTCAATCCACCCCAGATACCATGCTCTTCGCTGCGCTCTTCCGCGTATAGGAGGCACTGTACACGAACTGAACACTCAGGTAAACCATCTCGGCCAAAACATACGGCTTTAGCCTGAGCTGCTATTAGTCTGTACTTGGACTTGTCTCTTGGGGGAAACCAAAGCTCGGTATCTTGCCCACGGCATTTGGACTGGTAACGCCACTTTTCTGGTCCTTCGTCTTCGAACACGTACACTCCTGGAGGTAGTGGCGCATTTCCAAAAAGTCGTCTTCTTGCAACATCACATAGTCCGCACCGTTGAGGTGGAACCCTAGGACGGGCATGCGGGAAACCGTTATGGCTTCTTTAACGATCTTCTCTAGAACTGCTGCCTTGATGGTCACGGTAGCTTTGCCGGTCCACTTATGCTCGATTAGCAAATCGTCTGACCTAACATCGCCTTTTGCGCTCCAGAAAGCCCCACTTGCGACCTGACGTCGCCCTCCAACTTTCTTTGCGAGCCGATCTTCATGTTTCCTCGACTCTATTTGTCCTTTACTCCTCGTCATCTGTTACCGAAACTCCGATACCAGCCCTAACGACGTCTAGAACATCCCTCTCCAAAGTTTCACGCAAGTCAATTTCCTCTTTAATGGAAACGACCATGGCATCCGCACCCAACCACTTACGCTCTCGGTAGTTGTAGTATGCCCCTCCACGACGAATAATGCCGTTAAGGATACCTAGGGCAACAATCTCTTTAGCGAAATCAAATTCGCCTTTAGCAATGGAACCGCCATCACGAAAGTAAAAGTCAACATATGCCACCATTGAAGGTGGGGCTGACTTGTTCTTTAAAACTCGAGCTTTAATTGTTTGGCCTACACGAGTTGGATCGCTCTTTGTGCCAACCTCAATCCAACCATCGCGCTTAATCTCTAAGCGAGTGAAATACCCATAATCTTTACCTTGGCCACCGGGTGTTGTGCGTGGGTCTCCATACATAACACCAATCTTTGAACGCCATTGATTAATAATAATTCCGACAAAAGGGCGCTCTGTTTCAGTCAACGAACGTTTTGACGCTAATCCGACCTTACGGAAAAACGTATTAGTAAGTAGCGCGCCACGTCCAACAGTGAACTCGCCCATTTCCTTTTCGTCTTCTGCCCCTGGAACTAAAGCAGGAAGCGAATCAAGAACAATGCAGTCCACTTCTTTAGTTGCAGTAAGTCGAATAACAGCTTCGTAAGCTTCTTCCATAATGTTGGTGTCAATTACATAAACGCGGGAAGCGTCTACGCCACACATCTCTGCATATTCAGGTACCCATTGCTCGGCAGCTACCCAGACAGTTGTAAAATCAGGATCAAGCTTTTGATTAGCTGCAATAGTTTTTAGTGCAACAGCGGTCTTACCGTTGCTGGCTTCACCAATAATTTCATTCCATTGGTTAGTTGGCCATCCGCCACCTAAAACAACATCTAAAGCCAGTGAACCAGTAGTAATACGGCCCATCAAATCTTTTCGAATGTCACTACCAAGAACGATGCTGCCTTCGCCCATCTTCTTGTTAAGGTCGCTAATAGTCTTGTCAAACCCAAATGATTTTTTCGCCATAGCAGGATACTAGCACCTAAATATGGCCGATGATAACTCCCGGATTCCATCCGCCTGTAGGCACCTGAACAGCTGCTTTTGTAGGCCCTTGGGAAGAACCAGCGCCTCTAATTCCCGACATTCCGCTGCCGGCTTGAACTAGGGGGTATCCGCAATCGTAACAACGCTTTGCTTCTACTGATCCGTTTTGAGTCGCAATGCTTCCAACAGTGGCGTAATTATTTCCTCTACACCCTGGGCAACTTGTGTCAGTTCTTGAACTCTGAGGAATAAGTCTTCCGTCTAACTGATTTGGCACAGCCTGCGTCATAGGTTGCATAGCTGCAGGGTTGTTAAGCGGAGGATAAGGCGATTGATATTGCTGGGGTGGGGTTGGTTGTTGGAACTGTGGGGTCGCTGGAGCAGCTTGACCACCAAGTTTCTGAGCCCACCAATTATTGCTGCTCAACTAGGTATCCTTCCAGTGCGTCTGTGGTTAACAGGCCTAACTCTACACCTGATGACAAGGCGGAAAGGATGGCAGAAAACCCGATGTTTGAATACATCTCTTCGACCCGTTCGGTCTCAGACTCGATCTGCTCGTCAGGGATAATCCCAAGCCCTCTAATCTCTTCCATCTGAAGGCTGGCTACGGCTTTGGCGTTTATATTCGCAACCACAGTGGCAAAAGCAAACAATGGAGCAACTTTAGTTACGCGACGAGCGCTGTCCAAAGACTCTTGGGCCTTTCCCTCTTCACTTACTGGAAGTAGGTTTAAAACCTTAGCAACCGCATTTGGGTCGTTTAGGGCAGCATCATAGGAATACCAACGAGCCAAGGTGTTTAGATGAACCTCAGTCTTAATGGTTTCAATAGTTTGCGGTTTCCGTTTACGGAACCAACTCATTTTGCATCCCCCCAGCGTTGGGCAGTAGTGATCTCTGCAATCAGCGGAACCGTAATCTGTGGAAGGTCAATCTCCTCCATAGCCTTTCGGATAGCCGCTGCGGTCTCTTCGGCCAGATGGTCCGGTGTTAAGGTCACCAGCTCATCGTGAACCGTTAGGATCAATTTTGCTCCTTCTGGAATCAATTTGTGGGCTCTAATCATCGCAATCTTCATAATATCTGCAGCAGAGCCCTGAATCTTGGTGTTAAACACCTGGCGTTCCGCAGCTGCTTTAAACCCCCGGTCAGATGAAGTTAAATCCGGAAAATACCGACGTCGACCAAGCACAGTTGTGACAAAAGGTGTTTCGGTTTCAGGCTCGTTTTCCTTTAAGTTTTTAGCGATCGCAATCAAGCGCTTCTTATATGCGTAAACCGTTGGAAACTTGTCGGCAAAGGAATCAAGAACCTCTTTTGCTTTGTCTATATCTACGCCCAAGCTTCGTGAAATCTTATCCGGCCCAACCCCGTAAGACATAGCCAAAACTAATACCTTTCCAGCCGATCGGTCTAATCCGACCGTGGAACCTAGCGTTGTGTAAATGTCTTCCTTATTCTCATAAGCTGAAATCATGGTTGGGTCTTTGGTCAATGAAGCAATAATGCGAGGCTCAATCTGCGAGTAGTCCGCCACCACTAGTTTGTAACCTTCAGGTGCGCAGAACAAATTACGAATCTTCATCCCCCAGTCACTCTTAGAATTAGGAACATTTTGAAGATTAGGGTTTCGACTTGAAAAACGCCCAGTCTCCGCACCGTGTTGTACAAAGTCTCCGTGAATGCGTCCATTGATAAGCAAACTGTCTCGTTCCTCTACCTTGGTCTTTCCGTTAGTGGTGCGCTCAACGTTTCCGCCCAAGTACGGGGTTACATAAGTAGTCATAAGCTTGTTAAATTCTGCGTACTCCAGTAAAGCGTCTACCAACTCGTCGCCCTTGTACTCTTCCAAAGACTCTGAACTAACGGAGGCATTACCTGAAGCAGTCTTGGTCTTGGCTTTAAGTCCTCGACCGCCTTTAGAAACAGGACCAAACAGAAGCGCCTGTTTTTCTGCATTTGAGTTAATGTTGAACGGACGGCCAGTAATGGAAAAAATCTTAGCCTTGCACTGTTCAATCTTTGTCTCTAGTTCGATGCTTAATTCTGTCAAAGCTTCGATATCAATTGGCGCACCGGTAAGCTTCATGTCACACAAAACCTCTAGAACAGCCATTTCAAGATCCATAATGTTCCGTACCTTGTGGAACATAGGGTTGTTAATCAGCTTTTGATAAAGAAGCCAGGTGTACTTGGCGTCCAGATAGCTGTACTTGTACACGTCATTAAACGAGTATTTCTCAACTTCTGCCCCAACGCCTTTAGCCATCTCGTAGCCAAATTCTCGCTTAAGGCAATCCTTTAAACCGCACTTGTTTTTATTTCGATTATCGTAAATAAAGGAAGCAATCATTGTGTCAAAATACGGTGCTGGTGGAACCTTGCCTCCGTAATACTTTGCTAAAGAAGTTAAATCAAAAATTAAATTATGGCCAACCGTTAAAATGTTGGTGTTAAAAAACAAAGGCTCAAGCTTCTTAAATACAAGACCGGGCAAAAGCTGTGCAGGTGGTCGTTCCCAAACAGGGGTGGCTTTGGAATCGTCTCTAGAATAATCAAGTGGACGGGCAGGAAGTCCTGCAGCTACGCGCTTCTCTCCCTGACCTGTTAAGGGCCGGTCTAAGCGGATCAAGTCACCGTTTGGATGACCTAGTGGAATAACGTCAGTTCGGCCCTCAGTAGCCAAAGAAACCCAAAGAACCTCATTTACAGGAGTATCGCCTCGGCGGTCACCAACAGTCTCTAAGTCGTAGCAAAAAGCATCTTGCTTAAGGTAATAAGCCACCAACTCATCAAGCTGTTCTTCAGTCAATATCGCTGTCATGTTTCTCCAAATGCCAAAGGCGCCAGTATGGAATACATACTAACGCCTTTGACTGACAATGCAAAGTATTATGAAATCTCTTTCACAATCTGCTGCAATGTTTCGAAGCTTGCAATACGGATAGCGGTCGTGTCATAAGGAGCAAACGCTTTAAGTTCGTTCTCTACTACCGCTGGATCAAGCTGCCATTCCTCTTGAAGGTCTGCTGGCTTTACGGACTGCATGAAGTAATTAGTGCTCTGCTTAGACCCTGTACGGGTAATAGACCAGTAATTCTTCTTAAGTGGACCTTGCTTGCCAGATTCAGCAGCAGCAATAATGTCAAAGAATCGGTTGCTAGCAACAATAATCTGTCGCTGGAATGGCACAGCACTCAAGTTAACAACTGTGAATGCGCGCTTCAATTCGGCCTTATCTGCCAATTCACGGCATAGTGGGCAGCGAGCGCCTAGACAAGTAAAGGAACGTTGACCTTCCTTGTTAAGCCAATGCTGACGATAAGTAGCGAATGGAATGGATTCATCGTTATCGATGAACTTAACGAGCTGAGCTTCTTCTGAAGCCTTAAACTCGACTGGGTAATCGCCCTTTACGGCGCTACCGGCTTTGGCTGCAGCCCAACCAGAGGAAATAATTCCTTCTGGGACTGCCATAGTTGTTACTGGACGAGCATCTACATCAAAAGCTTCCGATCCGGCTGCTTCTGGTGTTGCTGATGCGAACTGACTTGCTGACGGTGCTGAATTTAGAGGAGTTACTTGAACTGCCTCATCGCGCTGAACGGCCATGTTTTCATTCTCCATTGTCATTTCATTTCTTCTTGTTTAATACGCACCCACTCTTTAGTGATTGCGTCTGTTACATACTCGTTGACTGACCAATCTACCCGCTTAACGTGTAGAAGCTTAGCCTCCGAGAATATCCGCACAGCAGCCTCAATCATGGGGCGCGTGTACAGGCGTCTACCTTCTCGCTTTTTCCCATGCTTGTCAACTGTTGCGGGCATTCGGTATGGCGAAAGGGGCATGTTGCCCTCTTTCATCCAGTGTCGAATAGTAATTATTGGGCGATGCAAAGCTTTTGCTAACGCTCCGATTGTAAAAAACTCAAATTCTTTATTGCCGATTGGCTTTTTGTATGAAATAGAATCCCAACGCACTTCATCATCTTGGGCAGGGGTAACTTCCGCCTTTACTTCCCGGCGTTTCTTTTTGCTACCGGGATAGTAAAGATCGGCAAAAGTTTTGTCGATGAAGTCGTCGCTCATACGATTAGTGCGTATGTGACTTTCTTAGGGAACATAGAATCAAGATCAGCTTCGCTTAAGTCTCCACGATAATATGAAGCGCGAACGGCGTCTTGATCCAAGGTGGGCACCATAACGATGCACTTGTCTTTTATACCGCGAGCTTCAAGAAGTGGCAAAGCAACTTCTTCGTCAAAGGCTTCGCTTTCGCGGCGTTGGTGTTTAATTTCAATGTCCCCAAGATCGAGGATTAGGTGACCTGAAGCGTCAGGCTCTCCGTTGTCTTTAAGAGCCTGTACAAGAACCTTCTTAAGCTGTTCTTGACGCTCTTTAAGCATCTTTTCTTGCTCTTTAAGAGCTTTAAATTGTTTGGCTGTGTCTGCTAATTGGCTGAGGTCTGCTGTCATAAGAACAGACTACTACATGACTACTCGGCTTTGTCAAGATAGGCTTCAAGAGCCTGAATTATGACGCTAGTAACTGTCACTTTTTGCTTTGCAGCCTTTTTTTGAACAGCCAGCCACAGGTCATCAGCTACGCGGATAGTACGCGTAGGGGTCTTAGGTGCGTTAGGCATCCCTCAAGTCTAGGTTAGATATGCGCTTTTGGGTCCGTAAAATCACACATATTTGGCCTCTAAGAACTTTTTTAGGCTTTCCAAGGTCAAAAGTAGCTCGCCCTCTTTATCAATGCCTTGCCCATCAATAACGGCAGCAGCGACTGAGTTTTTCTGCTGAAGCATGTCATTTTGGCGCATTTCAATGGAGTTGTAGACCAGGATGTCTTGAATGACAATAGAAGGCCATTTGGACGAAGCTCGCTTGATCCGGCCATTGCGTTGAACAGCGCCTCCGGAAGTCCAAGGCAAATCGTAATTAACCAGCATGTTGGCTGCGGGTAGGTCTACCCCATACCCACCAGCATCAGAGCTCACAAGTACTCGAATAGCTGGGTCAGTGTTAAGCGCTACTTTGTTCTCTTCTTTAGTTTTGGCGTCCAATTGCCCAGTATAAATTTTAGCCCCGTATTCATCTAAGGCTTCTCGCAGCTTGTCAACCATGCCAACGTAAGTAGAAAAAATAACAACTTTGTTTTCTTCAGCTTGGTCTAGAAAATCTTTAACGTAACGAATAGTTGCGTGGAACTTAGGAGCGTCTGTGACGTTGTCTAAGTACCCGTTGTCTACTAAGTGAGCAACGTACTCAGACCCCTCATCTTTAGTTTCATGGTGCTTTTTAGCGCTTAACTTAAGCAAGTCAGGGTGGGAACAAAGCATCTTTAAAGCGGTTACTTTAGACATGATTTTGCCACGATACTCGTCGGCTTCATCTCTAGACTTACCCTCGTGACCGTAGTGATTAAAAATGTTGAAGTTCGAGCCAAACTTAGTCATAGCGACCTCAAGCTCATCAAGAAGGTCTTTAACGATTTTCATATACAAGTTGGCAGACTTACGATCGAGGACAATCTCCAGCGGTTCACGGTGAATGGTCGCAGGAAGATGCGGAGCTACATCGGGGTCTGTTTGAGCTTTTCGGACGAAATGGTCCTTCATAGTCTCGTGAAATGTGGGCAGGTTCTTGTAGCGCAACACGGAACCCCAGTTGTTTCTCACAATAAAGGTTTTATCAAAGATATCAAACCTACCAAGCACTCGTTCATTAACAAACTGCATAATCGAATACAGCTCTTCAGGCTTGCCATTTTCAATAGGTGTTCCAGTAAGGGCAAATTTAAATGGGGAATCCGAAAGGCGTTTGACAGCACGAGCTCGTTTAGACCTAAAGGATTTGATCGCTGTGGCTTCGTCAAGGACAACAAATCCCCTAGGTAACTTACTGACAAAGTTCCAGTCGTTGACGACCTGTTCGTAATTCATGATTACGTAATCCACACCAGAAGTCCACCAGTTCATAGCTTCTTCATACTGTTTAGCTCGTTTGGTGGGGGTTCCATCAATGACTAAAGCTTTTGAAGTACCGCTAGTAAATTTCTCAATGGCGCTCGCCCACTGGTATTTAAGGCTAGATAGGCAAATGATTAAGCCCGGCTCCATAATTTGACGCTGGTCCATTAACCGCTCAATGGCAGCAATAGTCAAAACCGTCTTGCCTAACCCAAGGTCGTAGGCAACCAAAATGCGTCGGTCATCGCACATTTTGTCTACAGCCTCAGGCTGATAAGGAAGGAGGGTGCCGGTAAAAGTCATAGATTAAACGTACATCATCATCCGGGCTTGTACCAAAGCCTGAAGGTCTTTTACGGACCCACTGTTGTAGAACACTTGGTCAAAATCCCAATTATCCATAGCGCTCTCTGATCCGTGAGCATTGACTGGCACAAAGTCAGGTCGACGGACTCGCCAAACTACCCCGTTGTTTGCCTTAATCATCTGAGCTTCATTTGGGTAGCGAACATCAGCAATAACAATTCGGTCTGCGGAAGAGTGCTTAATACGATGTTCCATCTGGCGAATCCAAAATGTTGGGCCAAACATTTCTCGACCAACCTCTGCTCCCAAACGCTGAAGCAAATGACGCGCTTCTGGGAATTCGTCTTTTGTCTCTTCCCATCCGTATTCGGCCACTAATTCCTTTAAACGAATTCCGCCTTGAATAATTGGATTAAGCTTTAATAAAGCTTCTTTTATGGGGTCAGCAAATGACATTTTCTTAAAATCGTGTTTAGCTACAAGCTGGTTAGCAATTGTGTCTTTACCTGAACGTGCGTAACCTGATAGCCCAACGATTAGCATTTAGCTGCCTCCATGTATTTTAGTTTGTTTATAGAGTTGTTAATACCGTATTCAATTTCAGCTTTACTCATACCGCCAACATCCTTTTGATCGGTTTGGCTGTAATCAAAAAACCAACAGTTGAACCCTAGACGGTTTGATGCAAAATACAAAGATTTTGAGGAAGACTTTCCAGCGCTGTCGTTATCCATAGCAATAACAAGCTTGTCAGCGCCCCTGAGGATTTCAATCTGAGATTCGGATACGGAAGCACCAAAGGTAGCAACACCGCCCTCGATGCCCACAGAAGCCAACCTGACCGCATCTAAAGGGGATTCAACAGCAATCATTTGACCGCCTTTGTACTGCTGGTATCCGAACAGGTGTACGGATTTCTTCATGCCGGTTGGGTAGTTGTTAAAGAATCGATCGTAATATCCTTTTTCCTGCCACCCTTTTAGCTCATTAGTAATCGGGTCCCTGATAGGAATAATCCAACGATTGTTAATTCGGTCCCAAAGAATTTGATACTTAACAACAGCGTCCAGAGTCAACCCTCGGGACTTTAAAGCTTCAAATGGAGGAATAACATAGGCAGCCAAACTTGCCTCTGTAATATTTAAAACATCTTTAAAAACTTGCTCTGGTCGTTTTTCAACATAACGACGCAATTGTTCTGCAAGTTCTTCGTTGGTGTCTCCTACCCATTCTTTTGACTTGTCATAGTCAAATCCGGTCACTTCCGAAATGAGCTTGTAGATACCTCCCTTAAAACCGCATGAGAAACAAATGTGTTGTCCAGTTTCCGTGTTGATCCACCACGACGGACTGTTATCTGGATGACCGGTACGGGCCTCGTGCCCAGGACACAGCGCCAGAACTTCGTCCTCTCGATCGCGGATAACTGTAATATTAAGTCGGTCGAGAACTCGTCGAACATCAATCACAAATCCTCGCCTTCAGTGGTTTCTTTAAACAAGCCTTCATTCCAAAGCCAGGTCAGGCTAGCCTCTGTAGCACCGCTGTTACGAGCGCCAAGAACGCGAAGGGTACGAGTCGTATCATCCTCTTCATCATCCTTTTCAAGACCAAACACAATGTCAGCATCTTGGAAGAACGATGAGGAGTAACCAATTGAATTAGCGGTCAGCTTTCCATTCTTCTTTTTCCAATCAAGCGCCTGAGTCGTAATAATTACTGGAATATCAAATTTCTGAGCCATACGCTTTAACCCACGAGTCAATCCAGTCAAAGCTTGAGGAGTGTTTGCTTCTCCCGTCTGCTCATCTACCATTAAGTACATACCGTCAATAAATAGGATTTCAGGCTTATGCACTTGAACCTTGGCGATTACCTGAGAAAGGGTTACTCCAGAAGCGGAATCTGTAAACCAAAACTTAGGCTCGTTGTCCTTCATTCGATTTAAAATACCTCGGTACCGTCCCTCTTCTTCTTGAGTCAAAGTACCTGTCATCAAACGCTGATGGGAAACATGAGCGCGCATAGCATCGTAACGAAGCTGCTGCTCTTTATTACTCATCTCAAAAGAATAAAACATTGGGGTTACGCCCTCTGAACGGTGGATGTTCAGAGCCATCTGTAATGCTAGAGTCGATTTACCAGTTTTTGGCGTTGCGACAATAACAACCAGCTGTCCGTTTTGTAGTCCCATTGTTGAACGGTCGATTGTGTAAAAGCCAGTTGGGTATCCCAAGATTCCTGTCCCCTTTTCTTTACGCGATAAATAGTCGTTGTAACGTTGGTCCGGGTTATCGGTGATTTCAACATCGTTTGATTCATTTAAGTGGTCCTCTTCAATTCGAACTAAGCTCTTTTGAATTACTTCCAAGGCAAGTTCGTGATCGTCCAACCCAATCGCTGATACCGAACCTTGTAACATGACTTGTACATGCTCTTTGCGGCGTAAATCCCTAACAGCATCAATTAAATAATCGATAACATCTTCAGAAGGTGTTTCCTTGTATGTAGGAAAACTTTCTAACAAGATTTCGATGCTAGGAGATTCTGCGTATTTTGAATAGTGAGTTTGTAGGAAACTAAAAATTCGCTTGTCGTCTTCGGCTTTAAACCACTCGCCATTAACTCCGCGCTCAAGAAGCAGACCAATATTTCGCTCAGCGATTGCTTTGCTGAGGAGCTGCTTCTCTTTGTTCATAATTCGTTGAGGTTCCTTCCCCAGTGTCCGTATCGCAGTAGTCTAGTTGGATCATCAATAACCGCAAGTACTTCAGGTCTATACGGTAAGTCATGAACCAAGTGGTCGATTGAATCATAAGATGTAAAGAAGTTAAAGGGGTTAGTTCCGGCTTTGTCTAAAGTCTCACCTAACTTTAGTAACTCTTCATCGTCCAAATTGAACGCCACTAATTCAAGGTTATACGGAACCTTCTGCGCAAGCAAATAGACACGCGACAACAATCCGCGATTAATCTCCATGTGCTTGTTCTCTTTAGTACGGAGTCGCTTCCTGTAGCTTGTTGTTGTAACTTTAATAAATAAATCTGTTGTAACTAAGATTCTTGGAGGAACCTCGTTACTGAGGTCTCCGTTTTTCATTAGTACTCGATAATCTCGCCGAAGCGACTTACAAAAGTACGAAATGCTTCCGGAGAACTTTCAGCATGTTCTTTATCCGCTTCAGTAGCGTCAGACAAAACTCGCATTGGATAAGTTCCGCCGTTTTCTTCCATGCGGTTTTTTACCAATTTCACATGTTTACAAATACCACGCCCGCCAAAACCTGGGCAAGTGCAAAAGAGATTTCCGGTGTCCATGTCAGAGCTCACCTCATAAACCCCAGGGTTGCCACTATTGGACCCAAGGAAGAACTGTAGAACCCTTAAGTTCACTGCTGCTCCGCTCATCGACGTAAATCTCCCTTCTCCGATTTTAGCGTGATGTTGAGGAATGCTTCTTGGGCAAAGCTAGCAGAAGCCTCACCATATAAAGAACTCCAGTTAGAAGTAGCCACATTAGTGGTAATAATGGTTGGAAGACCCTTGTTGAAGCGATTTCGGATTAAATGATGAAATTCAGCTGCGTTAAACCCTGATCCGGAGTTATGCTCTTTGCCCATGTCATCGAGGACCAAAAGCCGAACATTCTGGGAATCAGAATCGGGCGGCAAATCGCCCATGATGCCGTGATAAAGGGTGTCCTGTATAGAACTGCTTTCGTTGCCAATCATCTCTCCACGGAGGCGTAGAAGCCCGCTGTAGCTGATGAAATAACAAGGGCGCACAATAGTCGAGTTCTCTTTAACGTCCCATTCAGCTAACGAAAAAGTTTTCATGGCCTCTTGGAGAATGGCAACAGCAAATGTGGTCTTACCTTGTCCAGGAGCTCCGTCTAACGCCAAACCTAATCCGCAGTTAATGCTGCCCTCTTTGCGAATAACCTCTCCGCTCTTAACGAGGTCCAGCCAATCCTTAACCTGCTTTAAAGTCTTTTGAGGAACAGCAGTGCAATCGTCTAACTCCCAACCAAGTCGATTAGTTGGAATATTGGCTTTGCGAATCCACGCCTGACGACCTGTCTTCAAATCATCAAGCTTGAACATTTTTTAAAGCCTCCCTGACCCTAGCCATCTTCTTATCCAAAAGCTCTTCGGCTTCTTCCTCTTGCACGGGCGATGCTACAGACAATCGCACAGTCTCCACAAGTACCGGAAAATTCTTGACAAAAGTCAAACAAACGTGATCTGCCGTAGTAAATTCTTTAAGATTTACGCGACTTAAAAACAGCTCCATGGCTTTCACGGCAATCTCTCCGTCACTTTTGCCAATGTCATTAGCTCGAAAAGCGTTAGTCAACGCGCTAACAAAAACTTTTCGATTAACGGAATACCGCGGGAAACGCATACTGCTAACTAGGCGCTCTTCAAATTCGTAAGCCAAATCTGATCCACGCCATTCACGCTGCTCTTTGCTCCAACGACCGCCAAGTCGCTTTTTGTTGTTAGCTTCGCGCTCTTGCTTCCATTCGTTATCGCGAACCTCGGCAGCGCGTAACCGCGAGTCATCGGGCGTACCTTCCGAAAAGAATTCGTAACCCACGTAACTCTCCTTTTCCTCGGGAAAATTTTTTCCCGATTCTTTTTCTGCTATATAAGTTGTTAGTAAGTTGTTACTTACGTTCTTGCTATATAGCTCATACTGTGGAATAGAAGCCCCTAATGTCGGGGCCACGATATCCGGGGCCATGAAAAACCGCATGCCTTCAGGTGTGACGGCTTGACTCCTAAAAATCTTACCGTTTCCTTGAGACATGGTTTCTAGGCGAATGAATCCCTCAGTCCGCAGTTCCTTTAAAGCTGACTCGCACTTATTGCGTCCAGCACCCAGCCCAGCCTTAGACATGGCTTCGCCGCTTAACGAAACCCCTTGAGTAAGGTGGGCATGGAGAATCCCACGGGCCAAGAAAGAAATCACTTCTTCTTGGAATCCTTGATCTCTAGGACTACCTCTTCGGCAATCAGGACTACCTCTTCGGCAATCTTTCGAGCAATCTTGTAGATGACTGAGAATAGCTCTTCCATGAGCTCCTCGTCCTCGTCGTCCATGAAGTCGCCCTCGTCGTCATCCTCGTCTTCGTACTCCTCATCGTCCTCTTCAGACCCCTCTAAAACGGGCTGTGAGGCTTCTGGAGCCATTTTCTCGGCTTCAGGGATGGCGGGACTAGGGACTGGGGTAATGACAGCCACAGGGTCAATTGGGAACAGACCTTGGCATAGGTCAAAGGCAGCCACCCCGTTAGCTTGGGCAATCTGGAGCCAAATGTTGCACAGGGGGTCTTCATCGTCGTAGAGCATGAAAACCTTTGAAGGCGTCTTGGTCATCATCTCGCCAGCCAACTGGGTAGCGGGTCCATCGATGTAACTAACGCTTGCTGAGGCAAACTGGCCTACGTCGCTCTCTCGGTCTGTTACCACGATCGAGTCCACTTGGTTCTTGTTCCCATACTGGTGGGCAATTACCTGTCCCGGGGACGGCTTGGTGTTAAAAGGGAGTACAAGGCTAAGCGTTTTCTTGTGACGCTTCGAGCTTGCAAAGTAGTCTTCTAGAACAGCTTGAATGTTTAGGGATGTAGAAACGCCGTTACCGACGATAAAGATTAATTCATCCATGATGCCTCCGATTCTGGTGGCATCCTACTGCAGATTAGGAATCTCGCCTAATGGTTTGAACTATAGCGGCGCGGTAATTAGAAAACTTGTCCGCAAACTCAGTCATGAGCAGCCCTACAAACGCAGCAGCGGGAACTATGACAAGCAGGTCAATCCAGTCAAAGTATCGCATTAGCGATAAACCGGACAATAACAGGGATATAGGCGCCTTCATTAGACGCAGATTGACGAACTGCAGGACTATAGCCATGAAGAACGCAATAAAACAACAGGCTACAAAAAAGTGAAACATGCGGAAATACTACAACGTTCCTGGCTGAGCCACCAAGATCTGGAAAGAAGAACCGTTAGGCAAGTAATAAGGAAGCTCTTTGATTAGTCGTTGTTCAACAGCTTTTAAGTTTCTGTAGTAATGGCTTCGACTGTTACTTGCAGTTCCTTCCCAAAGTAAGTCTGTTGCCACACTAAAGCCTTCTCCACCGTCAAAGTAATTGTTGACCGCAGATGAGCGCTCAAACATAAAGTTATCTACCCATACTTTTTGCCCGGCTTCTGCATTTACCCAAGCAAAACGGCTTTTTGCATAAGCAGCTGTTGAAGGTGAGATGTATGAATTGTACCATTGTTCAAAGTTAGATACGAGCTCTTGGACAATTACAGCGTTTACCGTAGGAAGTTGAGTGACCGGTGTTGTAGGAGCCGACACCAAGATTTCAATTACATAATCATCTGCATAAGTTACAGCGTAGGTCCCTGATACGTCAGAACCAGCCACCGATAATCCAGAAAGAACGATGTTATCCCCGACATCGATATCAAAAGTGTCAGTTCTTGCAAACAAAGACATACGACCGGCTGTAACCGAAAACGAACCGATGTCGTAATAGTCAGTTAAGTGCCGCGGATAGTTAAGGTCTGTATAGATAATGTTATGGTTTGAGTCGTACCAATCGACTTCAAAACGACCAAACCAGTCACCTAAAACAGATCCTGTGTAACCCGTTCTTACATATCCGCTCATGGTGTACCAGTACCCAGGAAGCACTGGCATAAACCCAGCTGTTGTTACAGTTACTGGGTATGAAGTAAAGGTTAAAGAAGCATTTATATTTGATGTAAGTGCTTTATCTAAAGTAACGACTCCAGTGTCGTAATCAATTGAAAGCACTTCGGTTTCAGATTGAAGCCCTGTGCCAGATACGTCCATACCAATACAAAGAACTTGAAGAGCAACTACGTCAGTAACAGTTATTGTGTACCCATCTTTTGTTCCCACAGAAGCTGCGGTGTATGTTGAAAGAGTAGTTTCTGTGGCAGTAATAGCCAAAGATTCAGTTCCTCCAGTGGACGCAATGTGGGTGTTATCTTGAGTAAATGTTCCATTAGTCACAACATAAGTTGCAGCAGTATTTACAAATGAAGGGTCTAGAATTTCGTTAATACGTTGAGCTACCATAGTAATGTTAATCATTCTAGAATCTTCAAAAGTTGTAACTTGGCTGCCTTGTTCAAACTGTAAGGCGTCAAAATAATGATAATCCTGAGTGCTTCCGCCTGTAATTTCAATATAAGGGACCGCAAATACCGCGTTAGCTGGGGCAGTTACTGTGTTGTACACACGTGTTGGCCAAGGGTTTTGAGAACTCCAAACAGCGTTTGTTTGGCTAGATGATGAGGATCGGCTTATATATTTTCCGTACAAGGTGTACCAAATTACATACAGCTTGATTGTTCTGGATGTTGTTGCTGCAGCAGTCCAAGCAGAGAACGTATAAGCATCTCCGCCAATTACAGGAATTCCCTTTAATGTTGGAGTATCTGCTCCGCAAGCAAAAGCGGTTGTTCCAGTACCCGTAGTCTGAACTTCTAAAAATCCAGCAATTCGGTTTGGGTAGAGGGTAGGGGCGTTAGAAATTACATACGCGTTTTTAGTTGGCACTCTGGTGTTTAAGTATGCGTCTAGGTATCCTGTAGTTGGGGACCATACGCCGGTGGTGGCGTTAAAGGTTCCCGCAGACCAATTTCCAATAGACTCTTCAAAAGAAGAATCGTTGTAGTCAAGGAATAGATTTTTACCCATTTTTATACTTTGGTCGTATTGAGAGTAAGACTTTAAAAAGTCAATAAGTCCGGCTACTGAGCCTTTGTCGCGCCCAATACGAGCAGCGTTTTTAATGTAAACGCGACCGGATTGAACCCCAAGTTCAGGTTCATACTTTGATCCGTATTGTTCCAAAATAGACGGAATCATTGGTGTAAATGCTTCAGAGCTACTTGTGGAGTTAGTTATAATTTGAGTGTAAGTTTTTACTCGGTCTAATTCAAAAGAAAGAACATCAAAAAAAGATTCAAGGTCTGAGTTTTGGTCTTGACGAGAAAGCGTGTTTAATGTGCTGCTCTTGTACACGCTTGGCACAAGGTTGTACATAAATTCAGAAGTTTTATAATCTTGTACACAAAGCGAATATGCAGTGCCTGCTCGTTGCCAAGTTCCGTTTCCTAATTGAAGAAACACCGCATAATGGTAAAACAAAGAATTAGATAAACCAGAATTATTTTGAGAGTCTTGTCCATAATCAATAAATGAATAAGACGATGCAGCGTATGGGGCTTGGTAAACAGCTACTCCGTCGTCGTAATTGACCGGAAAACCAAATGGGTTTCTAACTAGGGCTAATTGAGTCCACGAACCGGTAGGTTGGTTCCAAGTAATTTGAATTGTTCGGTATCCAAAGGGCACGGCAACAACAGGGCTGGCATCAAGATCGATGAATGTAATATTGGACGAGCCGTATAACGACCCGTCCCCATAAACGTTAGTACCGTATTTGGCCATTTATTAGCTCGCAAAAATTCCAAGAACTTGGGCGTTGTTAATTTCTGGTGAAGAAAAGGCGCTGATGGTTAAGGCACCTGCTGGAGATATTGCTCCTACGGTATTGCCCAAAGCATCTTGAAAAGCCAAAAGCGACGCTGTTTGACCGGTTTGAGCTTTGATAGTAAAAGTCACCTTGGTCGGATCCGTATTAATAATAGTTTCGTTACCGTAACGCTTTAAATACTGAATATGGGTATCAGCCACAATTCCTTGCTCAATATTTGCAAGTCGCAAAGCTACGGTGTTAAAGGTGGATGCCGATGCTTGGAACACGCCCGATGGAGAGTTGTAGGTCGAAACATTTGGGGTTAGCCCAAGAATGCTCTCAATTGCTATCACTTCTTCTTGAAGTGAGTTGGGGTCAGCAGCGACTACTGGGGTGACAAAGTCAACCTTTGTACTGAAAGACCTAACCGATGTTGGATAACTGGCTGCCATTTATTTCTCCTATCCTGCAATTCCAGTAGTGGTATCTACTGTGACATTTATGGTGCCCGCT